AAAAAAAAGTATTCAGAACAACTCTGTTTATCCCGCTCGATTATTGACTTTTTTTTTACATCTCCGGTCTTTAAAAAGAACAAAATTTCGCACTCCTGCGGGCGCTTCGGGTTCACTATTATTTTGTCCAAAAACTCACCCAGAACAGATTTGGTAATATCTTCCGGGTCAATCCCTTGCAAGCCATTTAGTGTTTTCCCGATCTCCTTTAATTTCAAATGAGAATCTTTGTTGGCTTCTTCTTTCGATTCCAGCTCGGAAAGTTTATTGCTTATGTCTTGGATTTCATTCTTGAATTTTTCGTTTTTTTCAAGATATTCAGAATTTGTTATAATCCCATCCAGATTAAGGTCGAGAAGTTTATCTTTCTTTTTCTCTAGCTGAAGAATCATATTTTTAAGCCGGTTTATCTCAGCTCCATCGTTGCTGAAGTCTATGTTCTTTTCGACCAAACTTATATATCTTTCAATAGCTGCTTGGATATCACCAGATTTGTTGATAAGGTCTGCAAGCATTATTTTTAATTCTTTCTCATGTATTCCGAAAGAATTGCAGCTCTGCGCTCCGTTTTTTATGCGATAACTGCATACCCATCTTACATCTTCACGTCCTCTTGCAGTACGTTGTTTCATCCAATACGGTGCTCCATCGTTCCCACAAAAGATATACCCGGTAAACAAATTGTTTTGCTTGAAAGACGTTCTGTGGGATTTGATTGCATCGCTCCGTGTTTGCATAATGACATTTGCCTTATTCCATACGGATTCATCTACAATCTGTGGAACATGATTCCCGTCGTCTTTGTACATTGTCCATTCATCCTCTGGCAAAAACTCTTGCTTTTTAGTGAACATATCGACAACTTTTACTTTTCCACCGCAATAATAACCTTTATATTTCGGATTCTTGATTATCTTTTTGATATTATCTCGGCTGAGTTTTCCGCCTTTGTAATTTCGATATCCTTTTTTGTACAGGTATTTCTCAATAGTGGATGTAGACCATTCTCCTGTAGAATATTTTTCAAATATCTCTTTTATCATTGGAGCTGTTTTGGGATCAATTGTAAGTTTTCCGTCTTTTTTGATGTATCCGTATATTCGAGCGCCGAGAACTACGCCATTTTTTATTGACTGTGCATGTCCGAATTTTATTCGATTGGAGAGTTTTCTTGATTCATCTTGGGCTATTCCGGACATTATGGTAAGTCTTAATTCACTATCTTCGTCAATCGTATTAATGTTGTCATTTTGAAACCATACGCATACACCATACATTAGTAACTCCCTTGTGTATCTTATACTGTCTAACGTATTCCTCGCAAATCTGGTAATTTCTTTCGTTACAATCATATCAATCTTCCCAGTTTTGGCATCTGCCATCATGCGTTGAAATTCGTCCCTTTTCTCAGTTCTTATTCCCGATATTCCATTGTCAATGTACGCACCAACAAATACCCAGTTTTTATTTTGTGCAATGAAGTTTCTGTAATATTCATCCTGGTGATGTATAGAAACCTGTTGGTCTTCTGATTCTGTGCTTACTCTTGCGTAAAACGCCACTTTTAATTTCAGATCGAAAATACTGCAAGTTTTCAGTATTTCTCTAGTGCGATAAACGTTCATGCCCCGTTCTCCCTTCTAGTTGGAAGAGCAGAGATAAGGTTATTATAACGTCAATCTCATCTCCGCTCAATAGTTTTGATTTAATTTTCAGAAAGAATCTCCATATCAATTTTTTCTTTCATTTCTCTGCTGATCAGTCCCTGAAGGTATATGTGTTCGTTCAACGCCAGTAATAACGCTTTGTTCATGTCGCACTCCTTTCTTTGGCGAAAAGGTCCAAAATCCTTTTAAAACATTTTAGGCATATATTTCTATGTGAACTTATATAAAATGGATTCTAGCGTTTTTTAGTCAATCAATTACTTTGTTTTGCAACAAATCAAATATATCTATCTGTCCTTTGATTTCATCTTCCTTTTCATCTGTGAAAAATTTGCAGGCAATGTAGTTTGGTTTCCAGTCCACATCTCCGTTGTAATTCAGACACCTCGGATGCTTTCCAGGCCGGTACCGTAAACATTCATCGCATCTGTGATACGGATTTGTTCCGCCGGAATCTTTGTACATTGCGCTTATCTTAATCATATGGGTCACCCTCTTCAAACAAACTGTGCTTTCTCAAAATTTCCACTTCGTGTTCGCACAACTTTATCTGGCATTCATTGTACAACTGCCGTGCAAGAGTACCGATAGTCGGTTTTCCTTCATTTGCCTGATGCACATATTTGTTACTCTTTTCCACTACGTTCATCAGCTGTTCCGGTTCAAAGTCGTATGCTCTATGCAGTGCCAAAAGCAATGTTACACTGTTCTCAACATTTGCCCAGTCCTGTCCGTCCGTAAATCCTTGTTCGAAACCGGCGTTGTAGCTTTTCTCTCTTTCTTCTTCCCTTGCGTTTTCTACAACTTTGTTTAAAACGCTCACGGTTCTATTGATCCCGTCTTCCTTGCCTTTCTGGTACGCTTTTTCAATCTCTTCATTTCTGGCTGCCAAAACTTTTTCTCTGGACTCGTCAAACATCCGCTGCATTCTTTCAATCTTTGCAGCTGAATAAGGCATAGTTGCCGGTTTCCCTGTGAATTTTCTTTTTAACACCGCACTGTTCATTTTTCGCCTCCCATAATGCCTGCTATCATTTGTTGTTTCATTGTTTCCGCTATGTGCTCCCGGACAGATTCTTCCGGAAATGGGATCTCAAGTGACCGCTCCAGAATCCGGTTGGTGATACGTTCATCATAATTTAGTCGAGAAATACAATAATTACTTGTGAAAATCGTGATTTTTCGGCTTGTATAGCGTCCGTCGATAATTTCATAATACTTTTCATTTACCCAGTCTTTTTCGGTTTCTGTGCCGAAATCATCAATGATTAGAATATCTGCTCTGGCAAGTTCATCAATCAACTGTTCTTCCGTTTTATCCGGACTGTATCTTTTTCCCCATGTGGACTTGATCTCGTCAAGGATTTTCATAGACGTTGAAAATTTTACCTGTTTCTGATGTTTTTCAATCAGTTCATTCGCCAGGCTGCATACCATTCGGGTTTTTCCAGAGCCTTTCGTACTAGAATAAAAATATAGCCCAATTCCCTGTTTTTGCATATCACTGATATTTTCCATCCAGTAGTGAACAGCTTTCGCAGCCTGCCTTATTGTTTCCCGGCTCTCCGGCAGCTGATATACTGCCGACCGGAAGTTATTAAACATTGCATCCTTGTAGATGTCTGGAATTTCTGCAAACTTAAGCTGATTTCTATGAATCGTTTTTTTGCGGATACCGCAGGAACACTCCTGACAGTACGGAACTCCATATTGATCACGACTCCATACCCATCCGGAATCATCACATAAACGGCAATGCGTCTGAATTTCCGTCATCACCGAGTGTTCCAAACGGGATAAGTGGTTCGACTTTTCTTTGAGTTTTTGCACCAGATCCATGTTTCCTGTCCCCATTGTAGTTACCCTCCAAAACCTTTAAGAAGTTATTTGGTTTTACAAACCAGTCAAAAGTAATCATCCAGCCATTTTTGTTTTCACCTCTCAGGAAATCGCTGTGGCGAATGTTGTCCATAGCCTTTAAGAGATCATCCATGCCATACTCTCTTATTCGGCCTTTAAGTAACTGGCATCTCTTTGATGCTGGTTTGATATCCCTGATAGGAGCAATGCCAACATTCTGTAATTTGTTCCATTCCTCAATAACACGTCTGACATCTGTCTGACGAATAGTATCTTTAGATACTATTAAATTATTATCTTTTTCTATATCTTTATCTTCTTTCTTATTCTTACTCTTACTCTGTTGCGTGACGTCACGTGAACTGTCACGTGACATATCTTGTTCAATTGCAAGTTTCTGCCGTTCTCTCTGTTTCTGTTTCCTAATTCTATTCTGTTCTCTGATCTTGTCCATGCCTTCGATATTCTGATGTTCTTCCCATCCTGGAATTGCAAGCATATTTCCATCTCTGGTAATCATTCCAAAATTTTCCAAAGCAGTCAATGCAAGTTGTATTACACTTTCATCAAAGCCAAGTTCATCTGCCAGCAGCTTTTCATTATATGGAATGTTTTCTGTCAGAAAGATAAGCCCATTAGCATTGCATCTTCCGGCCATTGTCAGAAGCATAACCCAAATAAGAACTATGTTGTTTCCTTCTGGAAGCTTTCTGATATGACCGATTTTAACATTATTAAACATCTCTGTTTCAATTTTGATCCAGCTTACTTTAGCCATTTATCTATTCCTTTTCTCTCCAATCTAATTTCTGTCCGCATCTGTTACAATAATTATTCATGCCAATATACGCATGATATACCATACTGGAATGAAACATGTCTTCTGGGTTATCGCTGCTGCATTTAGAATCTACATCATCGTCCGAAAAATCAATGATATGCAATCCGCACGACGGGCATATGCAAGCGTACAAGTTTACATCATGATAACAGTCAAACCCAACATCTTCGTATATAACTTTCTTCGGGATCTGTTTCTTCAATGCCTTAACCGCCAGTTCCAATGCTTTCTGATATTCCACAAGGCCGGGCATATGCGTCCAGTCTTGTTTGATTAAGTCAATGCGTTTCTGCAAGATTTCGATTGCTTCTTCTGACTTCATGTTAATCCTCCACTCCAAACATTTTTCTTAAACTATGCTGATAACCTTTTACCACCTTTTCGAGGTTTTCATAACATGGTCTCAGCGTGCATCTTTCTTTGTAACCATCACATTTTGTACCGAACAGAATACTGTTTCTGCATATACCGTCTTGACTAGCGCAACATTTATTCATTTTTTTTATCACCTCCAATTTCTTCTCTGCCTCATGTTAGTTCTCCTCTTCATCATCAATCTCAACAATTTTTAAGTCTGCAAAATCACAACACATCGCAAACCCATCAATCATTTTCTTTTTAACACCAAACACTTCCACAACATAAGAATTATCCTCCATGATTTTTATTACATCTGATTTTTTAACATATTCAGCCATTCTTCTTCATCTCCTCCAACTTCTTCTCAGCTTTTTCACGAGTGAGGAATACGGTTTTACCAATCGCTGATAATAAGATTGAAAAGTTTTTCTCGCACTCTATGTAATCACTTTCTGGCCCGGTTTCATCATCAATCCATTCATACAACCACTTCGCCTTAACCGCAATCTTTGCCCAGTTTCTTTGTGCAAACCGAAATGAAACAACTCGACCTTGAAAATATGAGGGAATCTTGTTGTCTATGTCTTCATAACATTCCATGTCCTCTATTGGAAGTATTGTGCTATCTACATAAACAATATCTCCAATCTTACACGGCAATCTCACAAGCAAGCCCTGTTCTTCAAGGCCTTCGTATGTGGCAAGTTTATCTAATACTCGATATTCTCTTTCTCCTTCAAACCATATCTCAGGAACTATGCATCCAGTGTAAGCTCCGATACTTTTCCTTCCATCATCTTCATCAATGTATCTTTTCGTTAATCTTTTCATCTACTTCACCTCTTCCATCTGACTTTCTACCGTATCTGCAAGTAACTTCAAGGACTTAATAAACGAGTCCGTCAATGCTGTTCTGTCTGGACTTTTAGTGAATGCTCTGACAAGGTTTACTGCATCCTTGATTCTTTCTTCATCTTCGATGATTTCGAATGCTTCATACAATGTCCTTTCATCACCACTGTAAGCAACGATCTTACTGTCGTAAAATTTCAATATGTTTGGGAATGGAATTTCGATAGGGTTTAAATGGTTTTCTCTCGCCCATGTGAATCCCTGGAACCTTGCTATTTTCAAAACACTCAAAATTCTTCCTGCGTCTTTACAAACACGCTTTTTCCTGTTAAATTAATCATCAGAATCCTCTCCTCCTGTAATCTCATCAATACACTGGTTTCGACCATCGACCATCCCGCACTGATAATCCGTCATATCATTCTCGGTAGTGCTTTTCTCCGGTAATGGCTTCAAAGGACACCAATCAGGGATTACATCATTGTTTGGAACTCTCCTGCCGCCCATTGCTCTGCACCAAAATTCGCTTATAAATTTACATTTTCCGCAGTCCTCTGGTGTATCAATCACTAATGCTGATTTACTCATTTCTCTTGCTTCTTTTCTATTTTTTCTCTTAGTCGTAAAAACTCTCTATATTGTGCAAAACTAACAAAATATTCCTTTTCTCTGGTAGCCAGTCCATATCCGAGTCTTCCATTCTTTTTGTTTTCCTCTCTTGTGAACATAGTGGAAATGTCTTTTTCTTTACTCATTTGATTCCTCCTGTAATAATTCTGGATTGTCAAAAATATTTCCAATAACTTCATCTTTGTATAGACTCCATCTCATTAATCCGAAATATGTAAAAATCGGTGCATTATATTTAATAACATCAATTTTAGTTTCGTCCTGCTGTGTGAATCGTAAAATGTCGTTCTCCCAAATCTTATTTCCATTCTTGTCGCAAAGTCCTGTGAACTGGCAGATGGTGGATGTGTAAATTTCATGGTATTCATTTGGATACACAGCAATGAAGTGCCCTGTCTCCTTATCATTTCCCGGATAACATGTATTTACATATTGTCCAACCACCCACTCTCCATTATCAATCCGCTTTGCCTTGAAAAGAATTTCTCTCATTCAACTCCACCGCCTTTTACAATTTCAACTGCTTCATTCAGACATTGGGCTGTATACCAATCGTCACCCGATTCTGAAACTTTATCTTCGATTAACATTTCCAACTGTTGAATAACTTCATCTACATCAAAAACTGTCGGCTGTTCATTGACGCAATCAATAAACTCTTTCTGGTCAGAGCTAATACTTGTTCCAATTTCCCAAATTTTGATGTATTTGATTAATTCGTCTGCATCTATTAAGCGCATTTCCATCAACCTTTCTCATTAAAATCCAAGTCAACTCTAATCACATCTGTTTCTATCGCTGAAAGGCAGCTTACTTTCAAGTCGTAAAATGGTTTCAGCAGCTTCGAACCGGCATTGAATGTATCGTAATTATCCCAGTTTCTTCCCGGGTGGCATATCTGAATTTTATCTTCACTTTTAGGATCACCGCCAATTGCTGCTATTAAATCAATTAACCTCATTTATTCATCCTCCCACACTCCCAACAGCCTCATTCTCTCATACAGTACAGCGACGGTCTTGCGTCTGTATCCGTAGAAGTCTTTCGGATTCATCGGGATATATCTTTCTCTGCTGATTTTCCTGTAACTTTTCCGGTGTAGGATATTCTCGATAACTATATCCGCTATCACCGTGTTTTTCGGGCAAGCTGACAAGGCGGCGCTGGAAAGCAGGTATCCGTACTCTACCGGGAAGTCTTTCAGCATCGTATTCAGTTTTTCAATGTCCTCTGCCGGAATACCGTAGTCTTTCAGCTTTTTATTCCTTGTCAGCACAATCTCACCTCATTTCAACAATGCTATAAAAAGTGTTATTCCAAAGATACCTGTCATAATATCATCAATTTTTCTTGGCTGGTTTTCACCGTAAATCATCAACTCTAATCTACGCCATACAAGACACCAGATGTAGATTGCTACTCCAGTCATAAAAGCCGCTTTTAAAACTTCCATTTGCCTCTCCTTTCTATTTGTCTGAGTGGTGCTTATCGTACATGATCGCTACACATACAAGACTGACCACTCCGGCTATGGTTCCAAATGTGAAGCCTAATAAGAATGTAATCATACTTCCACCTCCGAATCCTCTGGCATCTGAAAGATCACTGATTCTTTTATTATTTCTGCATATCCTTTCAATGCTTTGATTCCGCACGCTACGCTCTCAGGAGTATCATAACTTCCTGTGTATGCCGTAGTAGCTAATCCTGTACTGGTGATTTTTGCTGCTTCAAAATCCATATAAGCTCCCTGAATCATATCCAGTACCTTGATTGCTTTTTCCTTCGATGAATAAGTCCCAAGCGCATAGCTATCTTTCCAATACATGGTTGTATGTCCATTACCGTCGCTTAAAATCTCTATAGCAATCGGACCTTCCATATTAGCTAAAATTTCCTTGTCCTGACTTCTGATTAACATTTTACATCCTCACTTTCCCCATGTAAGCAACTGGCACGCTATTGTGCAGTCCTCCATGATTTCTGTATTTATGTTTCCTCTGTCTGGTTCTAATTCATCAAGGAATACGCCATTTATGCAGCTTCTTCCAAATCTACGCTCTTGCTCCGCACGCTTTTGAAATACTTCTGGGAAGTCCAATCTGATTTTATTCCAGTAACCCATGCCACCTTTTACACATCCGATGCAATTATTGTTCGGATATCCTAATTCGTACATAACTGGACGTTTCAATCCTAACCTGTCCGCTATTCCGTGCGCTTCTTGTTTAGTTAATCCATGTTCAATCAATGGAAACTCATGGTCGTAATCGCTCAGAGCCTTGCAGGTATTCTCTGCTCTGCTCTTTTCATTCACATCGAACCCCCATACGTAGGTGTGGTGATCTGGATGCTCGGATTCCCATTTTTTTCTTACTTCTTTCTTCAAATATCTCGTACATGGAGAACCAAACGGAGTATTCATTGTGTGCGTGAACTCCATCACGTCATCCACTGAGTCAAACCTATCTGACTGGATTATCGTTATCTTTCTTCCTAGCAACTTCTCGCAATCATGCAAGAATCTCAGACTGTCTGGATGCTGATTCGACACATGAGTATAGATAATCTCGTCAACATCCTTTGCCAGATAACACGCTACAAAACTGCTTATTCCTGTTGAAAACCAACATACTTTCATAACACCACGCTACAAATCCTGTGCGAGGATAGTCTGACAATCGGCTTGGATTCATTATTAAGTGCTTACTTAGGCACAGCCACTCCGTCAAACTTTATGTATCAATTCACCATACTAATCTTAATACAACCTCGGTTTACCGAGGATTCGTTATTCCTTTCTTTTAACCATCTTCATATTTACTCAATTTCATTCAACATCATTCTTAATTTTCCGTAACACGGGCAAATCCTTGTGTTATCGAAAATATCTCGCAGCAACACACAATGCGGATAAATCGCATCGACCTCATAAATGTGTTCCACTTTTTCATCTCCGCGTTCTGTGTACTTGATACGGTTTCCTTTGCGGATCCCGTATTTTTCTGCCAGATACACCCTCAATCCTTGAATCGTTATAGCGTTATTTCTCATCTGAACATCTACTCTCATTTTTTTCTCCTAAAAACCGATTTTATCTTCGCCATCGAGGATTCCTTCATCCTCATCGTCAAAATCGAAATCTGGCGTTTCTTCTACATCAGTTACCTTCCATTTCGACATGTTCTTTCCTCGCTTAATCAGTTCTGCCCTCTGCTCTTCTGTCAGTTTTCTCGGGGCTCGTAAATTTGGCACGTATTTTCTCGGAACATGAGCGAAAATCGAGCCATCTTTGTTAATTGCGATAACCTTCACATCTTCCGGGTTTTCTTCTTTCAGCTTAAGTGTTCGATTCTTTAAAGTACTTCCGTTGTACGCCGATATCTCAGCATAATCACTTCCACGTATCCATGCGATACTACATTCATTACAATTCTCTGCCATTATTTTCCCTCCACTTTTAATATTTTTCTCAACTTCGATGTGAGTAAGTCAAACTGTGCAAGCATGTCTTTGTCCTTATGCTTTCTAACAGTGATATCGTCTTCCGAATCATCCAGGTAATATTCACCATTGATAGGTTCTCTGTAGTCTATTTTTGATTTGAAGTCCCACCCGGAAAGGCTGAACCTTTCAACAGCTTCTTTCCGAGTGAGAGTATCTACGAACGTCCCATCTAAGGTGTACAGATCGTAAAGCTTCATCTTTCGTTCTTTCTTATCAGCCGGTATTTTCTGTGAGAATTGCTCCCCGAAAATTCAATCAGTCCATCATCCGCAAACTGGCGTAAATGTCTCTGGACTGCACTGGGACTTAAGTCCAATTCCTCAGCTATCGTTTTAACCTGTGGCATTTCGCCTTTGCGTTTTTCATATTTTACGATGAAATAATAAATATCTTTACGATTCTGCTCGTATTCCTTGTGCTTCCTGCTCTTTATTTCACGTATAGTCATTTCTCATAGTTCCTTTCATCAAGCAGTTCCTTGAATTTCTCGAAAGCCTTGATTGAAGTTTTATTGTGCTGCTTTTCCGGCTTCAAAGTAATTTGCAAATGGGTGTCGATGATATGTGATAAATCACGGGCCAGAGCTTTCTTGCCTTGTTGGATACCATCACGATATCCTTTTGCCGGTCGGTAATCAGCAATCTTTTCTTTACCTTCATCCTGTCCACCACCAGTCTTGTTTTTCACAATCCATCCGGCATCAATGGCTTTCTGGATGTATTCTCGTTCTTTTTCATCAAGCTGCGATACCGGGCAATGAAAAAAATCAATCTTGTAGCCGTTCTTATTATCTTCTGAATACAGCCCATGTGCTTTCATGGAACGATCAATATGCTGCTCGTATCCTGACATGTGTTGTGCCAGTCTGGTAAGAAGTTTTACTGACTGCCCGATATATCCATGGGTTTCGGTACGCCAAAGTATATATATCCCGGTTCCTTCATCCAGTTTCGGATTTACTTTCAGAAGTTTCTTCTTGTTGCTAGCTTCAATGGCTTTCGCCTGTCTGAATTTCTTGTAATCCACCCGAAGCTACATCCTTTCAAGCTGGTCTACGATTCTTTTGCATCCGTCCTGCACGTCTTTTAACGACTGGAACTTACGCTCTTCATTTGTACTTTCCCACAGGTCTTTCATTATCGAAAAGCTCATTTTAAAGTTTGGATCATCTCCGAAATACTGCTTTGCAGTTTCAATGTCGTATCCGTCGCCGAAATGTGCACAGTCGAATCCGATCCACCATGTATCCTCATCATCACAGCAATGCAACTTAGATTCAGAATAGGTGATTCCGCCATGACAGCTGATTAAATCTAAATTGGCCCCATGCTTGGCTAACTTATGTGCTTTTGGAATTCCAACATATCCGCACCGGTACGCTCCGGGCATGAATAAAACTACGCATGGATGCCCTTTGTAGTTGAATCTTTTTTCTAAAATCGGTTTCATATAATCACTCCTTAGCTAAACGGTAAATCCGGATCGTAAGCCGGTTCAACAAATGTGTCACTTTCCGGTGCTGACGGTGGAACTACACCGATGTTTTCAGGCTGGTTGCTTCTACCCTTGCTTTCCACAAACTCATGTGTTTCTACCAGACAGTCATTTGTGTAAATCTTCTTTCCATCAGTGTCCGTATAGTTTCCAGTCTGCCAGCTGCCGATAACTGCGATTTTCATTCCCTTATGCAGGTATTTTTCAGCAAAATCTCCATTTTTACCAAGGGCAACACAATTTATGAAATCTGCTTTTCGTTCATTATCTTTGCGATACTGTCTTTCTACTGCAAGAGCGTATCTGGCAATGGTTATGTTGTTAGTTCCGGTACGTATGTCCGGGTCTTTCACTAATCGACCGATCAAAATTACTTTGTTCATGCTATTTCTCCTTATAAGCTTTAGGCATCGGCATCCACGCCGAAACCGTATATTTTATCTCTCTTCCGACTCCAACATCTGCCCATTCGCCGTTTCCGATGTATCTCAGAGATGTTGGCCATTCAGCACCCTTGATTGTTACCGTGTACTGTGGAAGTTCCTCGATATCAACATCTTCGTCTGGCTCCGGTGGTAACATTAATTCTGTTGGAATCCATTCAATCACCGGATTATAGGATGTGAAACATTCCTTTGCCTTTTCCAATGCATCATTCCATCCTCTGTCGTACAAACTGGATGTTGAAGAGATTTCCTTTTTGATTTTGTCCAGAGCATTGATCAGAATCTGCATCCTGTTATTCCTCCTCGTAATCATTACAGTACAGCGATCCGTAATCCCAGACTAATGTGCAGCAATTACGGAATCTGCACTTGCTACAATCTGTCATTTCCATATTCCCTTCTCCTTTCAAAATGGAAACAAGTTCAAATCAACTTCCAGTCCAGCTTGCCCAACCCGAACCAGAACATCATCCCCAACAACTTCTTTAACTTCTTTGAGCATTTTCCCGGCATCTGAAGCATCACCGCTCAAATGTACCAGTGTTATCGTTTTGAGCGATTCTGTGGGATTTTCCTTAATGAATTGCTTACAAGTTGACAGAGAACAATGTCCTGTGATCTGGTGTTTCCACTTCGGGTTGTCTCTGTCTATCAGCTCCTCGCAGTAATTACAACCAATAACCAAGTGATTAAGTTCCATTGATTTGAATTTGTACCGGCAATGCTCAAAGTCTGTCAGGTAAAGAAGCTTTCCCATTTCCTCATGTTCCACTAGATACCCGAAGTTCGGGCACGGTTCTTTATTTGCAGATGTATGCGGCAGGCTGAACGGAACTGCGCTGAACGAGCCGATTTTGAAGTATTTCTTTTCAGCAACAGCTTTTATAGTTCCGTCCGTTATGCCTAAGTTATTGATTGTTTCTTGTCCGGTATAAACTGCGATTCCGGCGTTCATGATTTCACTAATAGCTTTAGTGTGATCGCCATGGGTTAACCATGCTCATGGGTAAGTAAGCATCCTGAAACGCATGATATTTTGTATGAAATTCCTTTCAAAATCTTTGAATATCTACATCCACAATCCAAAAGCAAGATTTCTCCCGATTCAGATTTCAGTGCATAACAGTTTCCTGAATGGCTACCTGTATTTATTACTCGCATGAACACTTCAAATCACCTCACTTTCAAACTTCCATACAAAACCTCCGGCTGTTTTTCTTACTTTTCCCGGTTTATATTCGTTTTTATTGGCGACTTGGAGTATATTTCTGGAGCATATACCAGTAATGATTGACGCCGCTGTTGCGTTCGGAAAAGAGGCTAAATAGTTGCCATCCGTGTCATACATATATATTGTTTTCGGACGTTCGTACTGGTTGTAACGGATTATTCCCGTTTTTACCTGCGGGAACATTTTGGCAGTCTCTTTTCTATGTTCTGACGGATGCACTATTTTTAAGTTAGTGACCAAGTTGTTCTGCTTATTACCATCTATATGATGCACGTGGTATCCTTTTGGTATTTCTCCTATGAAGTGCTTAGCAACTAATGTATGTATTCTAGCTGTATGGCATTTGTTTCTTTCATCATAAAGATTTACTGTAAAATACCATCCGTTTTTATTTTTATTTGACATTATGTGCCCGTTCAAATCTCTCCTAAAGCTTTTCAGCCTTCCCATATTTGAAATTTGATATAACCCTTCAAATCCATCAATCCATTTCCACTCTTCTTCTATAGCTCATCGCCTCCATAGTTGTGTCCAAAACATAGTTGTCTTTCGTGCTTCCTGTTGAAATTACTCGCATGAACACTGGAATCACCTCATTTTCTTTCTGCAAAATTAATACCTATTATTTTATAATCCCGATACATTTAAAGCTGCGGCAATTTCTTTGATGCTATCTCTTATTTTTCGCGGAAGAACGTAGTCTCCATTTCCGTTTTTTAAATCCATTACATTGGGAAGATTTTCTCTAAGAAGTCTTAATTCGTATCTTCCCAAGAAAGTCGATTCCAATTTTGTTTTTCCTTCTTTTGGAAGAATGAATATTGGTTTGTTTGAAATATGCGCATACATAATCATACTCATTGCTTCTTTCGCCTGTTCTTCTGTTGAGTAAACAGCCATAATTGTTCCTTTTTCACTGACCTCTGGAATGTATGCTCTTATGATATTTTCAGCTCTGCTTAATGAAGTGTTTTCGTAAGGAATGTCAATATCTCCCGTCTGACTGATTAATCTCATTTCATTCTCCTTTCAATTTCAAGATCCATACTGTGGCATAATTTAATACAGTTTCCATGAAGCATATGGTTCCTACATGCTCCATATTTTTCGTTGAATTTTTTCATTGACATCTTTTCTTCGTTTACTGCACGAACCCATCTACGAACCTTTTTCTGAGTATTTCTTTTTCTGTCACCACGTAATTTTCTGATATATTTCCCCTCATCAGTCACGTAATGGTGGAATCCAAGATAACACAGTCCCATTCGGAACGGTACAATTTGCGATTTTGGGTTCAATTCCACCCCGAGACTTTTAACCATCATTCGAATTGCTTCAAGAATTTCTCTGGCGATGTCTTTTGTTTTGCACAACACATAAAAATCATCGTTATATCGTCCATAATATAGATTTCCAAACTCAATCGTTATCATCTGATCCAACGAATGAAGTAGCAGCAATGCATATTTCTGGTTGACCTGGTTTCCTAATGGCAGTCCTGGATTTCCTGTGCTATCAATAAATAAATGATTCAGCCAGATTGCAAAATCATCATCAAAATAGTAGTCAAGTACGTCTTTCATTATTTCATGATCTATGCTGTAAAAATATTTATGAATATCACATTTTACAATCCATCCATTTATTCCATTCTTTTCATAGAAATCCAACATCTGCTCCTTTAAACCGTCCATTGCCATATGTTGTCCTTTTCCCTGTTGTCCAGCGGTATTCCATTTAATCAGGATTTTTTCAAGCTTCGGTGTCAGAACGTAATCTGAAAAGCATCTCTGCACTACTTTATCCTTAAATGAACATGATTCTATTGTCCGTTCTTTTGGCTCATGGATTTGAAATTTATTATATGGATTTATGGTATACGTTTGGCTTTCCAACTGTTCTTTTAGAAGGTGAATGCCTTCAAGAGATAAATTAGAAAACCTTGCAGTGCCTGAGTTAAATTTTTTACCGCTTTTAACCTTCTTGTAAGAACGATATAAATTCTCAAAATTTGCAACAATTTCTTTATCCATTGTTTTTGTTCCTTTATATTTATCCATTCCGGAAAGGTTATGCATTTACTTGTATCTTTACTGATTTCAGCTTTGCGCTTACTCTGTCTGCCTGTGATCCAGGTTGGGCGAACACCGTTACTGTTGTTGTAGTTATTGCTGTTGATATTGCCAGAAGGCGAAACAACGGTATTGCAACGCATAACCCAAGTTGTTACCTGTTTCTGTCTTTTGATCTCCAAGCAATCGCCATATGTTTCACATCCATGACCATTTTTGACCACGCTTCCATACTCCCTGAATTTATGATATTCAGTTCATAAGAAAGCTCTATAAAATACATAAGTTCATCGCAATGTGTAATTGCTTTTGTCTGAAGCTCCAATCTTTCTCTTTTATAATCTTTTATGTCTGTTCGGTTAGCTTCAAAAAGCATTTCATATATTTCCAGGGCTTTATTTTGTATTTTATCTACAAGTGAAAACCTGTATTTCTTCGGGTATCGTCTGGCATTGCTCGTAACTATTAATGTATGCTTTGCAAGCTGCTTAGCCTTTGTTATTACCTTTAAATCTTCATTTGCCATTAATCATCACTTCCCAATTCAAAGATTGAAGAAGAAAAGATACAAACTGGGCGAACACCGTCCCTGATGTTGCAGTCATCGCTGAGGACATAGCCAGAAGGCGAAACAACGGTCAGCGTTGAATTGTAATCATTTACTGGTGTACTCCATGGCGTAATCAACCACCACCATTTCGGCATGTTCGGCAGTAATTTACGATATTTCCGGTACTCATCCACAGTCAAAAGTGAAATCTTATCTTCGCAATGTCCGTATTCTGTCTGACCGTCCAGAGAAAGTAAATCACGATCAAATCCGATAACTGCATCCTCTCCTAATTCGTCCACAATCTTTTTCAAGAATTTAGTGTTTAATTCTTCTCGAAGTTTACTTGAAATCCAGTTATTTGAATCCGAATCAAATGCTCTTTCTTTTCCATCGAATCCATTCAAAACGGCAAAATATCCTTTTTCTGTCTTATCCAGAATCATCCATTCCATTCCGGCAATTTCTACCGTTTTGCCAATTTCCGGCTTTTCCATATGCTGCTTTTTATATTCGGCAAATTCTTTGCTGATACGGTTTAATTCGTTTTCAAAATATTTCAGATTTTTCTTCATTTTCATTCCTCCACTTTGGATACAAAGATATTAGATTTTAAGATACAAACTGGGCGAACACCGTTACTGCCGAGGCAGTTACCGCTGAAGATACCGCCAGAAGGCGAAACAACGGTAAGCGCATATTTCCATCCTCTTTCCACTGTGCTCCATGCGGAGCAAGTCCAATAGGAATCATCCAATTCATCATTTGGCGTCAGTTCTGTGTATTTACGCGCTTCATCAAACGTCAGTGGTCTAACTTTGCATTCCGTTTCTCCGATTTTCTGTCCATCCACGGTGATCAAATCTACTATGTCAGTTTCGATGTTCTCTTCTCCAAACTCTTTTTCAAAATCTTTCAGAATTTCTGTATCGCACAGATTCTTCAAAGATGATTTACTATAGTCATTTGTATCATCATCAAATTTCACATTCTCTTTCACAAATCCAAGAGAAATGATCTTGGTATGCTCTGTGTACTGTTCCAGAACTTTGTATTTACGCTTTCCGGTAGTCTGGAAGATATCTCCCGGATTAAGCTCGGATAATCTCACCCTGCATGATTTTTCCTGTTTTTCCAGAAGTTCAACCAGTTCCTTTGCTTTCTTTAAAATTTCACTATTGCTCATTTTTAGCACCTCCTTATTTTGCTGTAAGTGAAACCATTAAGTCGAAGAAGTTTGAAATTACCAGCGCAACCAGCATCGGTAAAGTGTTTTTCTTCTTAATGGCGTATACTGCAAGTGCAACGAAGACGATATAAGCAATCACGCATAATACTGTAAATACATCATGTAAACTCATATCACATTTCCTGCTACTAAAAACATATACAAATGTATATGCTAGATGATTCGCTACAATCTCACAATTTGTAGTTACTGCTTCATCGTGTATGCTTTGGTGGTCGCAAGTGACACACTACTCACAAGTTCTTGTACACTCCACAGTCGTAAATTCCCGACTAAGCCATCGGTACATACCTATAAATTCTTTTTTTATTGATTAGATATAGGTTCATCTAAATAGCTTTTCCTTTCTAAAATTTTGTTTTTTTGCCATTTGGTTTTCATGGACTTCTACCATTACTCAATCATTACCATCAAGGTTCTACCCTATAGTTAGCAAGACTGTTTCAACTTGCACTGGCTTTTCTTTCCTATGATTTCAGTGGTTTTAAGTTACCAACTAATACTATGGATTTTAAGTATCTTTGAGTATATTTACTCACGTTTGATAATATATTTAATTGCTTAAATTTCCTCCTGCTTCATAAAATCTGGAATCTCTGGTTCTTTACCTGCTGCCGGAACCGGTTCTTTCTCTACCGTCTGAACGGTCTCTGCAACCGTTGGCTGCTTCGGCTGTTCTTCGATCGCCATTGGCTCTGGGATGAATTCTTCGGTGTTAGCGTTCTGCTCGATTTCTTCTTGTACTTCTTTGTATGTGGCGTCCATCATGTTGTATTCGTAAGCCTGCACTGGATTGTCCCATTTCTTAGGAATAGACTTCATAATGTTGTTTCGCATCTTACGAATAATCATTGATTCTTTTGACTGTGTTTCGTAATAAGACGGTGAAATGTACGGCCTTAATTCCTCACAATCAATAATTGCTTCCAGCTCTCCAATGTCAGAGACCTTTTTCATAATCTCTTTTTTCTTTGCTTCAATCTGAGCTTTCTGTGCATCCGTAGCTTTATATCTGTCTGCACAAATTCCAAAAGTTTCATTCTGGAGATTATTCTTGATGTGCGCTGCAAGATTCTTCAAAACATCTGCTCTTTCGCATGAAAAGTATTCGATGTGCCCGTCCTTGTATTGAATCGGATATACAATACGGACTACTTTACCTACGCCAGATTCTTCCCATTCCGGTGGTGTAATTTCTACACCTTTATGTCTTGGTGGCGTATATTTGTCTCCCTCTCTGACTTTCCAGTATGGAAATACTTTAGCCACATTGACACCGTATCTGCTAACAAGAGCATCGTTTCCATCACCCTCAATTGCAAATTCGATTTTCTTCTCCCACTGTGCCGGTTTTCCTTTTCCTGCTACATTTACGTTTCTGATCTTGAAATAGCATTCTCTTGGCTGTGCGTTTGCGTTTAGCTTTAATGTTGCTACCTTGCTCAGAATGAATTTAAGATTAGAACCGTTGATTGCGTCAAAATTGACGCCGCTCTCATGTACCATCTGGAAAATAGATCCCATTGCTGCCACTACGCAATCTTTTGAATAAGAATCAAACTCCATTCCTCTTGAAGTTAAATCTCTTTCCATTAAATCGACATAACGATTTGTGTAGTAGGAAAGTTGTGTGTTGAAATTTGCTACCTGTGTGTTTTCTGCCATTTTAATTCTCCTTCTTTTCTTAGTTTTTAGATGCTTTTTACTTTCAATTCCCCATCTGAAACTTTCAGCAGAATCATCTGTGTATCCAATTCTGTAATCCTGTCTGAATTTATGCTTTCGGTATCGTCAACCCAAACCGGAAGCCGTAAGTCGTTCATCTCCTGTAAACCCATCACAAGGTCAATGTCACAAAGAATCCGGTCGCTATGGTTCAGACCGTTTGCGTAATCAATACCGTTGCAAATCATCCGGCAAGTTTCCAACGGTTCTCCATCCTGCGTGTAGTCAAGGAACTGGAACTGAAAATGTTTGAAGTGCGGATTAATCACTGCTGCCAGTGCCTTGTTCTTCTCAATGGAATACTCCGTCAGCTGATCTACTTTCTGCTGAATGTTCGCCTGCTTCTGTGAAAGCTTCTTCTGCTCTTCATGCAACACTTCAAGGTTATTAGCTTTTTCCTCAAGCCTTGCGGTCTGAGTCTTAATCTTTGCTTCAATATCTCTGAGCTTTGCTTCCAGAGAATGACGGTTGTTGCTTAATAAAATCCTGTCATTTTCACCGTTTCCGATGCCATTGAGACTTTCTTCCAGTGCTGAGATTTTGTCGCAAACTGCCTTGTATTCTTCATCGCCAGACATATCCGGTTCTGGAATCGGTTTCTCTGCTTCCTTTTCCGTTTCTGCGATTTCAAGCGCCAGAGATGTGATTTCTTTCTTAGTAGCTTCGATAACTGTTTCTGCTTCTTTCTTAGTTTCATTCTCCGTTTTCAATCCCTCGGAAGCTTCGTTGCCGTCCTCAGTGATCTGCTCCAGTTTGGTGCGTTTATTTTTCTCAAACTGTTCTTTCTCTCCTAATTTTTTGGATATCCTGGACTGCTTATTAAACTCAAACTTGCGTTTCGCAGTTTCCACCTGTTCTTCTGGAAGCGTCTGTCCGCATGTCGGACAAATAGCTAATGCCGGGTCAAATTCTTCTCCACGGATTGCAGTAAGTTCGGTATCGCCGCCCCACTTCTCTTTTAATGCTTCCGTATATTTCTTTTTAGCCTGCGCCAATGCTGCTTTGTGGCGTTCAATTCCTTTGTTAGCGTGTTCCAGATCCATTTCGGCAAGTCTTAATTTGTTCTCGGCATTTTTCTTATCGGATTTCAGCGTATATAATAAGGAAGTTATTCTGTCATGTTTTTCTCTAGCTGTTTTACCAGCTTTCTCAACCAGTGCGTCACGTGAACGCTTCAGTCCTGCCAGCTCAATAGAAATCCGGTCGTATTCCCTTGAAGCATTACAGAGTACTTCCTCTTGCTTCTCGTTTTCTTTCAGCAAGTCAAGAAGATCGTCTCTCTGCGCCGGAAGTGTTTCATCGCATTCAACCTGTCGGCCCTGCTCTTTTCTGATCTGCTTTGCAATATCATCAACATCTGACTTGGCTTTTCTCAGGTCTCTTCTGCGGGCTTTTAAGATTTCTTCGATAGAATCTCCTTCCACACCTTCGTTCTTTATCCATTCATATTCCGGATGCTCTGCTCTGAACTGTGATTCACTGAATCCAGCTATTCCCCCCAGTGTTTCCCTTGCTTTTGCTGTTGCTTTCTGGATCTCATTCAAAAACACTCTGGCGTTGCTGCACATGGCAATCGTATCGGGATCGGCAATCCTTTTAAGAATCTCCATATACTCGGTTTTGTTCCGCTTAATTCCGTTGACGTAATATTCAACCGTATTTGATGATTTTCCTTTCTTGGTCTTTTTCTGGACAACATATTCCGTTCCGTCAACGTCAATAACCAGTTCTCTCACCACTGGATCATTAACTTCTTCACCGTCAACCTTCCGGCGGATATTGTTCGGGAGTGTTCCGTCTGCCAGTTTTCCGGTCAGAACATCAAAATATGCATCCATCAGAGAAGTTTTGCCCTGTCTGTTTCTTCCGGAAACTTCTGTTCTTCCTGCGAAATCAAATTCTCTTGCTTCAAATTTCTTATAGTTTTCAACGCTGAGTTTTTTCAAAGTTACCTTTTTCATCTTTGATTTCCTCCATCTCCATTACTGAAACTTCGTATGCTGTTTTTCTAACATAGGAACCATCTGACTGCTTCTTCCAATAGTCACGGCTCTGCATACGTCCCTTTAATTTAACTTTTGTACCTACTTTCCATTCAGAAGCTTTCACCGCCAGGTCTCTCCAACAAATACAGGAGATGTATTCTGACCGCTTGTATCCATTAATTGCCACGCAAACTTCGCAGATTGTCTTTCCTAATGGCGTTTTTCTCAGCACCGGCTTCTTGCAAATATTCGCAGTCATTTCTACTGTATTCACAAGAAGCGTTCCTTCCGTGCTGACATCGTATGCCTCCAGATACATGTACTTTTTCTCTTGGTGATCTGTTCTGACCCATTTAGAGCGGATTCTTCCCGAAACTTTTATCCAATTCCATTCCCGGAACGTACCTTTGAGTCTGTTCGGGATCTCAACAATGATATCGTCCGGTGTTCCGCTGAACCGGTCACTTCTGACGACCAGAAAGCTTTTGCCCTTCCTTGGCTTAAATTTGACTTCTGCCGGATCAGTTACGAATCCGGTCAGTGTTGCTCTGTTTAAATCTTGCATTTTTGGTTTCTTTTTCCTTCCTTTTAATGTCATGTACGAAGTCATTGATTTTAAGCATCACTGCCAGCCCGACTGTACTCATTAAGATGTAATCCAACGCCAGAATTGTGAGTGCATCCAAATCAGTCACGGCCCAGCATATAGCAAAGAACACGATTGCCAGGCCAGAAACTCCGAACACTGCAAGCCCTTCTAAATAAGTTCTCACTATTTTCCTTTCCCCAGCAATCCCATTGCCAGCACTGTAGTCAGCAGAGCAATGATTGCCAGATCTTTGTTTCTTGCTTCCTTCTCAAGATCTTCGATGATCTCAGAAGCAAGTGTTTTACCAGTTTCCTTAGTGATTTTAGACATTAAAAATGCCCTCCTGTGTTTTTATTTGTCAAATACAGGAAGGTGTGATATAATCAACCTGTATTTAACTTACTCAAGCTAAGTTAGATACGTGCTCCGGTTGGTGTTCCTGCACCGCCGGGGCTGCTTACAACTTAAATGCCTAACATGGCAGCCAGAACGTTTTTGTCGATGTAATCGTAATCTGAAGCATCAAGATAAGCTTCAACGGCTTTCAATCTGCCTGCCAGCATGGCATATTCTTCTTCAATGGTCTCCGGGATAAAATCCACGGAGCTTTCTTTTTCTACAGCCATTAATTTTCTTCCTCCTTTTCACAGTATGGACATGGGGCATTAAGTAACAGGTTGTTCAGCACCGCTTTTACAGATACAAAGTTTTCTTCCATATCACGTAATGCTTCGCACACGTCGTAATATTTTCTGCTTCCTTCAGCCGTTGTGATGCCTACGCATATCGCACGATATGTTCCTGACTTTTTACTGCTGAAAGCCTTACATTCAAAGCACACATTTGCTTCTGGAACTGTGTCCTGTGCTTTCCGGCACATTCCGTATAAGGTATCAGCATAAAGGTTAAATTTCTCTGCTTTTGTCATTTGTCCGCTCCCATCCCGGCGTTTACCGCCTTGAAAATCATCTGTTTTGTTTTTTCCTCTCCAAACGCTTTGGAAAAGGAACTGTAGGTACGAGATATGATCTCTGAAAGATCGTGGACAACTTCGTTTCCCGCACCGTTGATTGATACGTTTCCTTTTTCACATTTAATCATCTGATTTTTACCTCCTGATTGTGCATCTGATTTATGATGCTGCTATCTGTTCAATCACCGGAAGAATTCCGTTCTCTTTCAACGTCTCATAAAGAAAGATTCTTCCTTTCTGTGACCACATGGTATTCATCTTCACATCCGGTCTGCCATCTGATCTCACAATGTCAACTGTTTTGGAATGCGTATATCCCATTCCGTGATATTTACTGTATAATAACCACTGGTCGCTTTGCTTATACTGGATTCCCAGATCATGAAGGACTTCATTCATCCTTTTACCGGACATTCCATAATCTTTTGCAATCTGGGTGATTGTTACAAGCCCTGGATTATTCAAGATTTCATCGTAGTAGTCAGCTTTCGGTTTTAATTCTCCGATGATCTGATTTTTCATATTAACTTCTGTTGACAGCGACTTAACAGAGTCTTTCAGCTTCGCAATCGTCTGGTCCGCCATCTTTAATGCTCTGGCAAATACCTGTTCCGGCGTGTTCCAGGCTTTTTCGAGATCGATGAGATACTGTCGGCATTCTTTTCCTTTTTCAGTTCTACTCATAAGGCAAATGTGTTTCGCCATATCTACTGATAAAGAATAATCCTGTATTTCTCTGTGCGCTCCGTTATTTACAACCGTACCTGAAAGTACACTTGTAAAATCTTCGTTTTCAACGAATCCCTGAGAGTTTGTTTCGAACCATGCCGAAAATCGCTTACTGATTTCAAGAGAGTTATATAAATCTCTTGCTGATACAGTCGGTTCTTCGCCATTGTAATTAATTGGTATTAATTCGCTCATGCGTCTCCTTTCTGTGGTATACTCTCCTTATGGAAAGGAGGTGTTTGTTTAATGGTGTATTCTGGTTTTTGTGTAAAACAGAACAAGGATTATTTTGTCGAATTTACTCAAATTTCCGTTTCTTCTTTAGAAGATAAGAGTCCAAAATCTATTAACGGAAGATTAAAATGTAAATATGCCGGTTTTACAGGTTGTTGTAATCGTGCCAGCGATTGTTCAATTCTGCAAAATCTCAGTAAGTAATCCTCACGGCTCTCTGAAATATGGGAGCCTATTCTTTTGTGCCAAACTCAACTGGCATTTCCTGTCCTTTGAATCTAATGCTTTCGATTTCTCCGATGCCTTTCTGGTTCACCTGTAACAGTTTTAAATCCGTTGATAAATTTAAAGCATTCAGATCAATGGAAAGTGTCGGCATTGAGTTCCCAACCTCCTGCTTCAGTTCGAAGCTTCTTACTCCCTCAAGTCTGTGGCCGTCTACAAGGATTTCTGTAAATACTCCCTGTTCCTGCTCAACCTGATGGATTTCAATTTTTGATGCTTTCATGTGTCTCCTTTCTAGTTAAGAACTTTGAACTTTTTCTTTGAAAAAATAGTCCTGTATATCATCAGCAGAAAGTTCCAATAGATTGACTGCTTTGCAAATATCTGACTGTTTCCAAAACAGCTTTCCGTTGAGTTTCAGCGATAATGTACGTTCTGACCATTCCATAGCATTCGCAAAGGAACTCTGACTATCATATTTTTCAATGATTCTTCCCTTGAGCTTACTATAATCAAATGCCATATTCCACACTCCTTTCGGTTCAATGTTTTGAACTAATTATAATATAGCACTGCCTATGCACTAAGTCAATACATATTTTCAATATTTTTAACTTTTTTGTTTTGAGGCTTGAACTTTTGTTTCATGTGTGATATATTATCATTAGAAAGCGAAAGGAGTATAATACAATGGAAAAAGTTAGTTCATCAGAAAGATTTAAGACTTTGATGGACGAACGTAATCTGAGACAGGTTGATATTCTCAATCTTGTTCTTCCATATTGTAAGAAATACAATGTGAAAATGAATAAGTCGGATATTAGCCAGTACGTTTCCGGAAAGACAGAGCCTAGTCAAGAAAAACTGGTCGTCTTAGGGATGGCGTTAAATGTTTCAGAATCGTGGTTAATGGGATTTAATGTAGGACGTGCCAGAAAAGACACATCCCATCAGGCGAAAGAAGATTTTAATCTGATTTCAAAATTCTCATTATTAAGCGAACGTGACCAGAAAATTGTTTTAAGTCTAATTGATTCCATGCTTTCTAATTAAAAAAAGTGGGGCTTAATCGCCCCACTTCTCCAGAAACAGTTTTATAAATGTGTGCAGGTACTCTAGTGTGCCTGTTTTTTTTATTCCATTTATCATCTCGATAATCTCTTTCTTATAGTCCATAAAATAACCCTCCCTGTTTGCAAACTACTGCCTACATTAAAGTATATGCTCGATTAGCAGATGGAATGCTACGAACTTATGTTTGCATTATATCCTATAATATGTCTAATAAAGCGGAATAAGTGGGATGAAACAATATTTCCACGAGGTAATTGCCAATGGTATACCGGAATATTTACAATCGCATAGAAATTATTCGTGATAGCAAAGGTAAAATCATTCCTCTTTGGAGCAAAATAAAATACAAGCATAGGAATATGCTGCATCTGTTTCGTGACATTTCTTTTGACTGTTGATTGTCTGTGCATATGTTGTTCGGAACAAATGCTAGTACCTCTGTTTGTATATTCTTCTACGCATACCGATGAACTGATGATGTAGTTGACGTATAATATAATTCCGATAATGGCCAGAATTTGTTTGAATGTTTTCATTGATAACACCTCGAATTTTATTATATTTCACTATACTACTTGTGCTTTAAATGATATAATATATACAAATTTTACTAAGGAGGATTTACTATGAAAAAGCATTTAAAATTATTAGCGGTGCTTGGTGTCACAAGCATTTTGGTTTCATCCACTTCTATCCCGACGTTTGCAGAAGACTTTGTTTTATATGATGAAAACGGAGTACACGTCGAAACAAAAGGCTTAACAGAGTCGCCATCAAAAGGAACCATTGGTTTGTATATCGAAAACAATTCTGATCTGAATTTAGGTATTGCACCTTACGCTTATGCCATAAACGGCATCATGGCTGGTGGCGACCAATATGGTCTTAATTCTGCCGATGTTGCACCAGGTAAAAAAGCAAATTCTACTATAGAACTTACCAGTGCTTGGGAAAAAACCAATTTTTATAAAGATTATCAAATGGATGAATTGAGCAGCTTCGATATTTTGCTGTGGGCTTATGATAATTCAAAAAGCTTTAAAGCTTTCGATAGTGGTCAGGTGCATGTTGATGTAACTGGAGCCACGGAAACATCTTCACCTGTGTTAAGTAACGTCCAAAACATATATGATAAAGATGGTATTAGCGTTGATTTTGTATCATCAAAAGAGAACAGTTTCACGTTTTGCATCACGAATACAACTGGTCAGTATTTTGTTTACGATGTAGTTTCTGAAACTTATAATGACTTTACAACTTCCGATGTGAATTATGAACTGTGCAACAAATATTTGCTGAATAATTGTAAAACAATTATAACCTTAACTCCAACTGACGATTTCCTTTCAATGAACGAGATTTCTGAAATATCAAAAGTAGATTTCGCATTAACAATCAGACCGTTGGCTGAATATGAAGGTGAATATACTACAGATTTAATATCATATCAGAAGTAAAATATAATTTTCTCATATCTTTTATTTATGGACTGACTGCCGGATATTTAAGCACTTTTATTAACACAGGAGAGCAGCTTTGGTAAATTTCCGGCAATTCAGCCCATTTACAGTATTAAACTGCTGTAGTATAATATCTGTATAAATACTATCTACATTGTAAATTCTACAACATTTCACCGTAAAAATTGGTAAATTGAATAAATAGCATGTTTTCGCATAACGAAAAAAGGGTGTGATATAAATGCGAATAGCGATACTTGACGATAACCAGCTTGATATTGATTATTTCAAGGCAAGGGCTGAGTCATTTTTGAAGAAAAAGGGCGACAGAACGTACCAGATTTCAGAATACACTTCTGGTGTCCCTCTTGTGGATGATGTGAAAGACGGTGAATGGTTTGACTTGATCGTGTTGGACATCATTTTAAAAGACGGCGAAAATGGTATTGATGTAGCATATAAGTTACGTGGCTCTGGTTATTCCGGAAGTCTGATGTTCTGGACAGCTCATGCCGGCTACATGCGTGATGCTTTTGATGTTCAGGCAACACAGTATGTTATCAAAGGGCATGAAGATGGAAGGGTGTTTTCCGTAATTGATACTACACTTGGAAGATTGGAAGAACGGATGCTCACTGTAAAATTCAAAGGTGATTTCCACAGGGTTTTCTTTCGTAACATCGAATATATAGAAAGCCGTGGTCAAATGTGCATCATCCATTGCACGTGCAGGCATCAGTATGGTTTTTACCGGCGTCTGCATGAGATAGAAAAAGTTCTGGATCGGCGTTTTGTCCGGTGTCACCGCAGTTATATCGTAAACATGGATTATATCGCAAACATTGCATCTGACATCAAGATGATTTCCGGTGATATCGTTTCAATATCGCAGAACCGAAAAAGAGAAATAGAACAGATATATCAGGAATATCTCGAAGAATAAGAAAAGAGTCGGGTTTTTATGCTCAACTCTTTTCTGCCTGTCCGCTCGTGCCGCTGCTGACAGCCCCCGAATTGGGACATACAGCTCTTTCATTCATGCACGGCAGAATCAGTCTGCACTCTTCACTTGTGCTAGCCGCACAAGAAACTTTACATCATAAGTTCAATCCCTGTGCGACTGCTAACAGTATAACTTGTTCTGAAGGAAAAATCAATCAGAACATAAATTTGGTTAAAAGAAAAAGCCCCAAGGATTAACTCCAAGGGGCTTAAATCTTATACCTTTTTGATATATTTTGCGGAAACGAATCCAAAGTACTTTCCAGCAATGCGGATGTAGTACCAAGAGTTACCGTCACTTGCTTTCTGAGTGAAGTTCATAACATCAACCTTGTTTCCTTTGTTCAATGTCGGATATTTTTTGATGTTCGGATACTCTGCTCCAGCCCATGTGCGGACGTTCAGGCTGGAAGCCGTAACCTGTCCAGTGTACAACCTCTGGTTCTTGTCTTGCTTTTTGGCGATTGTTGTTGCAGTTGCAGCCACATTTTTTGTCCCATCAACAGCAAGATACTTCGTAGCAGCCCAGCCGATTCCGATTCCAGCGACCTTGATCTTAGTCCATGCACCGGACTTTTCTCCATTGATCTCAACACGGTTTCCTTTGTTGATTTTTCCGAGAACATATCCGTTCGGGCTTTCACGGACATATAAATCGTCTGCTGTGGAAGTAGCTGTACCGGTTGCTTTCCAAGCCGCAGTCTGTCCCTCACTTCCCCAGTCAATCCAAACATATCCGTCGATTGCAGAATCGTTGATAGCGTAGGATTTGTTGCGCACGGCTCCGCCATTTGCCACCACACCGGCAGCACTGGAAGTATTTCCCTCGTTGGTATATACAACACTACCATTGAAGCTGCGGACAGAGCCAACATGGGAACCGTTACGGAATATAATCAACGCACCTACTTTTGGTGATTTGTGCCATGTTCCATTGCTTTTGGCGTGATTTGTGATGCTCTTGCAGTTATAGAATCCACCGCCCATAATCTGCAATGCTCTTGTGATTCCCAGAACATTCACCAGCTTCCAGAACTGGTACTCTGCACACCATGGCTGAGCCTGGCAACCCGGCTGTCCCCAGGAATTTACATCACGAGCAAATCTGGTGTAATTGTTGTATCCGGCATTTTTCTTAAAATCATCCAGATAGGCATTGCTTTTCTTTTCAAGATATCCGCCGTTGGATGCGTAATAATCACCAAGTTCAAGAAATTTCTGTAATTTTGTTTTAGCCACTGTTGTTTCTCCTTTCTGCGTCGTTCCTCTATAGTCCTTGTAGAACACATCCATATCAATATTTCCGCTGATACCAGATACTTTTCCTTTGCTGGAATACTGCCAGCCCACACCGACCGGTGGCTTCAGACGTGTCTGGACAGTGCCGTTATCATTTGCCGGATATCGAGCAATCCAGCACTCATACTTTCTGAGTGCATCAGTCAGAACGTTATTATACCAGTCCGTGTTGCAGTAGATGCCGACCTTATAACCAGCTTTCTTCATCCTTGTCAGAAAGGCAACTGCAATGTTTTCGACTGCCTGTTTACCGAGTTTTCGCTGATTAGACCACTCGAGATCATAAAACATCGGAAAGTCCAGTCCTCGCCCGTTTAGTGCGGCGATCACATCTTCCGCCTCATCAATAGCCTGTGCCGGTGTCAGAGCGTATGAATATTTATATCCGCCGATAAGGATTCCGTTGCTCTTGCATCCCTTGTAGTTGTACTCGAATGAGCCGTCAACACCTGTTTTCTGATGGATTCTTAAGATTGCGAATTTGATACCGGATTTAGCCACTTTCGCCCAGTCTGGTTTCCCCTGATTGGATGATACGTCAATTCCTTTAATTTCCAATTTATCAGCTCCTTTTTATGAAATTTTCAAAGTTTCTTAATGAACTAAATGGGAAGAGGAAAATTATAAAAAAGCATAAAAGCATGTGATCATCTGAGTTTTTGTCGATTTTATTGTTACGGTCCTATCCGAATTGCTGACAGTGATACCGTCCGGAAGTGCTGATGTGGTCACGGTATAACCAATATTGATAGAACCTCCGAGGTAGAAAACAACCATCGCTTTCTCGATTATGATTAATCCATGAGTGGCAGCACGTACATTTTTGATAGTAAGCGATTCGCCAAATGCTTTTTCGTACCTCAGAAAGGGCTTACTATTTTATATGAATGTAAAATCAATCTTTTGTATAAATACACATTACATTTACACTAACCTCAGAATCCACCATAGGAGCATATACGCTCACTATAGAAAAGTGGACATTAATTACCGCAGTATTGGAACCAGTTCCTGTGATTGAACCAAGAATGTAATGTCTTGTGTATCCTGTTTTTGCAGGAAACTCAAATTTCTTTTCGACAGTAGACCCTTTTGTAACTTTGATTCCGCTTATAGTCTGTTCTGTCGCAAAAAACCGGTTACTATTTAATTCATTAAGCGCTCCAACCACCGTCTTGTTGCTCGTCTGCAAGTTGTTGATAACCGCATTGGTCAGTTTCCCAACAATCCAGTTCCAGATTCCGCTGAACGGTGAAAGCTTGTTTGCCTTCGATGTTGCGTCATAAATCATTAAAGAATCCGCATCCTCTGGTGTTGCTTTCTGTGTGTACTCATTAAATTTTCCCATTACTGTAATCTCCTTTCTAACTCTTTGATACGTTTTTCTTGCTCGTCAACCTTTGCGCTAAGTTCCTGTATGGCTTTAATGGCGTAGTTGAGAAGATACGGACTGTTAATCTGCTTAACATCCATCTCGCCGTTTTCGTCATATCCGCCGCCCAGAGCCAAGTTCGGGTCGATTTCTTCCAGTTCGTCCGCTACAAAACCGATGTTCTGATGCCATCCACCCATCCGCTCTTTCCAGTCAAATTGACGGACTTTCATTCGATTGACCGTTTCGAGAGCGTCTGTTTCGCTGGCTTCGATGTTTTCTTTTAGGCGGATGTCGGACGGGGCTGAACCGGAATAAAATTTACTCGTTACAAAATTTTTAGCACCAGTAAACTGTCCTCTAACTTCGATATAGTTTTTATAGCTAGTTCCAATGTCGGTGCCTCCAGTCTGTGTTTGACCGCATCCGATAAACGCCACTTTTTTTCCAACAGTTCCCAGTGTAGCTATAGGCCTTCTTCTGACAGGGCTTCTTTCATCGGTTTGCTCTGAATCCTCGAAAGAGAAACTTCCCTGCACATAAGCGCCGCCTTTCAATCCAGCGGCCCTCTCAACAGTGAGGCTTCCATTTGTCAAAATGTTTGCCCCAAGTTCGCATCCGTCCGTAAAAAGTGAGTTTGTATTTATTCGGACTTTATTATTCAGATAGCGAACAATGTAGCCTTCCCACTTTTTGCTCGTATCACCTTCCATCCAAAGTTCAAGCACTTTATTTTGAACTTTCTGTGCATACAGTCCGTATTTTCCAAGCATCAGTGCATTGTAGTTGTCTGCATCTGTGTAGTCCGTATACAATCGCAATCCGGCAGTATTAAGAGATACCATTGGATTTCCGGTGTTCTTATTAAGTACGACATATCCGGTATATCCTAATCTCGATATCTGATTTCCGTCAGCATCGTAAATCTTCAACTGACCGTTTCCGTTATTCGTGCCACCAAGACTGATAACGCCACCTTTCATGGCATTGAATGAAATAAACAGCGTCTGGTTTCCACTCTCATCCTTTTCGTAGTACAGCCCTTTGAACTTCCCATCGTCTGACAAGATATCGACTATCTGTTCCTGTGTCAGTGATGCCACATCAACCGCAACGGAAAAAGTCTGGTAGTCCGCAAGCTTCGTTTTCGACTGGTCAAAATACAGTGAAACCTTGAGCATGTCATGTGCCTTGAGTGACAGGCTATTGACGTTAATATTCAACCGGTCAAGTGCCGTAGTCTGCGATACTGTGAGTATAGCCCATGTAGCGCCGCTGTCGGTGGATTTTTCCAGTTTCCACCAACCTTTTTGCGACTGTGCAACTTCGCCGTTTCCGTCCCTGTAGAATGAATCTACAATGAGCGGTGCCGGCGTTATCTTCTTGTCTGCTCCCATAAGCAACACATCTGCATTGCTCTGGAAGAAGTAAGTCCTTCCGGCAGTCCCCGGTTCACCCTTAATCTTTGTCCAACTGTATTTTGTTGGGTCTGTGCTATCATCCGGCGTGTAATCGGTATACTGCCCGATATACAGCTTATTGACGCTATCATCCACAGAGAAACCTGTTCTACCATCAGCACTGTTCGCATATGCGATATGGAAGTACGGCGTCTTTCCGTTCGCCCCCGGTGTTCCCGGCACGCCCTGCGCTCCGTCTGCTCCTTTCGGGCCTTGCGCTCCTTGGTCGCCTTCAAACTTGGCCCATGTGTACTTGCTCGGGTCAGTACTGTCAACGCCGGAAAAGTCCGTATAAGTTCCGATATACTTGTTTGGTGTCTTGCTCATCTGCGCCGCTGTCGGGTTCTGTACCGGTGCGTATCGGATATGCAGATACGTTGTCTTTCCATCTGTTCCAACGCCCGGGATTCCTTGCGGCCCGGCGTACTGTTTCGCAAGTGAGAACTGTTTCGATACGACAAGGTTATTCAGATATGCCGCCTTGATGTTCACCCATCCGCTGTCTGCGGTCAGCCCGGTGACAGTGTACGTCTTATTTTCCTTGTTCCAGTTTCCCTGTATGTTCTGGGACGTCGTAATCGTGTACGTACAGTTATCTGTGATATCCTGCGTGCCGTACATGACGGTCGCTGTTGTGGTGCACTCCGGGAACTCTGTATAGTTACCATCACTGTCAACCGGGATGCCCTGATAGTCGTTATCAAGCTGCATGGTCATGTTTCTGGCTAATGACGCCGCTTCAAGGGCCTCTTCTGCTTTTGTATCATCCGTATATTTATTCAGTTTCTGCCAATCCGACTGAACATAAGATGCTCCCTTTGCTCTTGAAACTGTACAGGTAAGGATATCTCCACCTTCGCCCTCTCCCTGCGACCATAAATCACCGATATCGTAAGGCGGCTGTGGCTTTGTTACAAACACTCTGCGCTTATGATCTGCGGTATCCTGTGCGTCCTCAGCTGCTTTCATTGCTTTCGTGATATCGGTATCTTGTACCAATGTCCAGCCCCACGTTGCTCCATCCTGCATAAAACGATATGCGTAACCGGTCGTTTTGTTGAAAAACAAATCACCGATATGCTTCTTTCTTTCCGTTGCATTTGTCCAGTCTGATGCAGGCTTGTTCTGAAGTGTAGGCTCGTAATCGTAATAAAACGTTTCAATCTGGCCATCTATCTGGTCTTGCAAATCTCCCAGTGAGCCAGTGACCGTTTCGGCGTAATCAGATAGTTTTCCGTCTGAATAATCCTTGCTCTCTTGGAGATAGTTTGCAAATGTTTGATTAAGAGATTTTCCTCCACCAATTTGAACACTTCCGTCGAGATATACGGATTTTGTGTCCATATCCACAGAGAAGATGATGCTTCCATCGGTATCTGTTACCGTGATTGCTCCGGCATTAATCCAGTCAGCATTAACACCAACAGCGTTCAAAATTCTTACAATCGTATCTCCATCAACGGTCATTCCGCCATTCCATGTTTGTCCGCCATCTGTTGAAACACCCCATGCTTCTGCGGTCATCTTCCATACAGCCTTCGATTCCGCAAGTGTGGGTTTATCATGTAAGTAAAATATCTGGCTGCCATCCTGTTGAGTCTGGACTGTAGTGTAAACACCGGTGGAATTGTCCAGTCGGTCTTTAAACTCTTGCAATGCCTGCTCTCGGGTGGTTCGCTCTCTCCAAACGGATTTTCTTGCATCGACAGCTGCTTGTGTCACAAGCGAATAGGTCTTTGAACTATTCCGGGCTGCACTTTCAGCATTGCAGGATATCTGTTCGAACGATCCCGGTTGCAGCACAACATTTGTCAAAAAGCTCTTATACTTATTTCCTTTTCGGTCGGTGATCAGAACAGCATCACCGGCTTCAAGAACTATATCAGTCAGGCATTCCGTTTCAAACGGTCTAAAAGACATCCCGACGCATTTTTCACCGATTATGTTTGCAACGACCTCGCCGGTTCCTTGCGGAATCAGTTTGTTTGCACTGATTTTCAGAACGTATCCTTCTTCTCCGTACAGATACGAACTTGCTTCTTCGTCCGTAGATGTGGATTCCAGATACTCTGTTACCTGCACACCGGTTATCACCACATCGTCCAAGTTTGGGGTAAAACCATTAGTGGAATTTATGGTCACTCTGTTCGCATCGGTAATTTCCGTGTCATACCATTTTATAGTCAATCTGCCGTATTTATCGCATCTGGCGTACTGGCATCCGATCTGGCATGTCCATGCAATAACTTGTCTGAAGGTCAGTGCTTCATCATCAGGCCTTGCCGGTATCTGGTAAGAATCCTGATAGAAATTAAGTGTGTCCAGTGTTACTCCGCACACCTTGCAAGCATCCTGTATGATTTGTTTCCTTGTTGCCGGATATTTCAGCTTACTTGCAGAATAATCACGGTCGAACTTCCGCATGTTATCTTCACATTCTAGTTCGATAATTGTAGTATTCTGGTACGGAGTATCTATGACTGTCATTGTGCATATTCGGATTTTTTCTATCAAAGCATTTTTATGTACTATGATTTCATTACCGGTCGTATCCAGAATCTTATCACCAGTGGTATCAAGCAATGCGCTGGTATCTTCCGGCTCAAGTTCGATTCCTACGTAGCAGATCACCGTAGCATCCGTAAAATCATAATCTGTATACTTTCCATCAAAATTATTGATTGACAGGTTCAAAGTATTGATATTTGCGGACCCGATGTTAAACGTGTTGTCGTCAGACACGGAATCCTCGAACTTCATACCATTTGACCAAAAATCAGCGTTGGTAAGATTGATAACTGTCCCATCCGTCAGCGTTATGTCAGCGTATTTTAAATAATTCCTGTTATCGTTATTTTGCTCATTCTTAAATCTGTCTGAAATATCTCTCAATCTCTCACCTCCTATTGCTCGATCAAGTCAAATTGCAATCCTTCCATCCGTTGATTCCCGACCCACCAGCATTTAAAAGGAGCGGACCGGTCGCCAACATAAAAGGTTCGGACTTCGTGTTTGTTTCCAGACAAGAGATCGGGATATTCAACAGAAATGTACTCCGGGTTGACCGCCTGCACGATTTTGCAAGCTTTTTCCCATTCCGGTGCGTTCCAACCGATTTCCAATTTTCTCTTTTGACCAACACGATTCTTGTGCATGATCGTGTCATCAGTACGCCCGGATTCTGACGCTGATATGTCCTGAAGCCCCCATGTGAAAGAGGACGGACAAGGCATCGCTGCACCATTAATTTTTATAAAAACGTCTGCCATTGAATAATCACCTCATTTTTGCGCATGAAAAAAGCGCCTATCAAAGATAGACGCTTTATGATTATTCATTATACTTTTTTGGCGTAATATGATTCCATATTTTTACATAGGATGTTCAGATAAAAAGAAAGAACCGGAGATTTCTCTCCGGTCCATAGCTTTATTTATAAACTACTTTGTACATTGCTCTACGATACGATTTCACTTTTCCATAACGATTATTATTTGTAAACTGCACCATTTCGACAACGTGTGTTCCAGATTTTATATAAATGTCGTCCAATGATCCCCCTCCGCTAACAGAAGTGCCGTGATTTTGATCCCAAAGTGTTCCGTCAATATAGACATACGTCATTAATTCCCGGTCAACATTATTTGCTGAAAAATTGATATATCCCATTGGAAATTGTTTATATAACTGCATAAGTACGGTTTTGCCATTCGTACTTCTTTGAGAATTATATTCAATAAAGAAATCTGCATCTCCACATTCTTTTTGATTTGGTAAAAGCATCTTAAGTTTGCTAGGTGTGTTCTTGACCGTAACTTTACACTTAAATGTTTTGCCAGACGCACTTTTAGCGGAAATATAAGCAGTTCCGGCACTTTTTCCACTAATCTTACCGGTTGACGAAACTGTTGCAACTTTAGTGTTCGAAGAAGACCATCTGTATTTCTGTTTCGTATTCAGCATTTTAAGCTGTGCCGTTTTCCCTTTGTACAGTGAAATATTTGAGCTGCTGATTCTCGGTGCTTCTACTGTCACCAAACACCGATAACTCTTCTTCCCGATTTTAGCAGTAATCGTAGCTGTTCCTCGGGCCTTTGCTGTTACTTTTCCGGTGCTATTCACAATCACATTTCTCGAGTTGCTGAACCATTTTGGTTTTGCTTTTGTTCCGACCATCTTCAGCTGTATCGTTTGTCCCGTGCAAATGGTTGCCTTCGCTTTGTTAATTTTAACTGTTGCCGCCGATACCGGAACCGCCATAGTAAGTGCCGTAATCACTGCCAACAAGATCACTGTAAGCTTTTTCCGCTTTTTCATTTTCTTTTTCCTCCCTTTAATTGATAATCCAATTATACATCTGATAGAGAGAAACTACAATGAGAATCGCAATAATTGATTAGGCAAAATCACGCAGAATCCATTTTTTTGTGTTTCCGTGGAATTTTACGTTCAAAAAAAACGTACCCGTATTTAAGCCGTTTTATTTGAGTAAGGCTGTGTCAATGATCTGAAAGTTTGCCCGGTGGATGTAAAGGGCTTTCCCGTCAATCATGAGCTTTGTCATTTTCGGCAACTTCTTCGGAATTTTCCAGTATACTTCGTCACCAGAATATGCTGTAATAGGTTGCCCAAGCTGAGATTTAATCACAACAACTCTGGATTTTCCGAAATAATTCTTGTACTGATTTACGATCCCGGCAACGTAAGTATTGTCAGAAAGTTTTCCTGTAGATTGACTGTAAATATCAGTCTGCTCAAAATCCACATCCGGCTCCAGACCATCTTGCTCAAATATGCAGGTGTCGCCGCAGCTCTGGATTTCCTTGCCGTCAATATTGATTGTGATCACAGATGACAACTCGTATCCGCTGACCACAGTTCCATCACTGTTGTAAGAAGTTGTCTTAACCGGATTCCCTTGAACATTGATTTTATCGCCAGTGGTGGTCATCACTTTTGAGCCATAGTTATCGTAAGTACGGATTGTATATCCATTTCCAACCAGATCGCCTTTGATGTCATTAATAGCATCGTCCATCAGAGCGCATCCTGTAGTTCCACCGATAAGACATAGACATAAGATTGCAAGTAACATAATTTTGATTTTCTTCATTTTACCACTTCTCCTTTAACTGATTTATCGGTGTTCCTGCTACTCCGGCACTTTCACCACTATCAGTAGCCTTGAAATAAGCACCGTCTTTTTGTGGGTACATAAATTCGAACATTAGATAATTCGCAGCATCGCAAAGATACTCCGTGTTGCCGGTTTTAAGATATTTTTTGATGCACATATCATGAGATTCTATGGCATTTACCAATTTCTCGCCGAAATTATCTTTTGCAGTGCCGTATTTGTAAAAGCTTGTTTCGCACCGGTTTTGTCTCAGTTCATCAAACTGATCAGAATATTCTGCCGGCATTTCTTTTCCAAGTCTACTCATTTCTTTCTCACTTTCTAATTAATTACTGTATTATTTTAAGCCAGAATCAATTCTAGCGTATTATTTGTGGAAATTATCACTAAATGATTTTGAAGCGTTTTCTACTTCATTGGTCACAGCAAGAATCAGTTTTCCCGCGAAATGTTCTTCCGGCGTTCCCACGTATCTGCTCCTGAGGGCTTCTGCTTCAGCTGCGAATTGTTCCCACAGCCCAGAATCGTTCAACGGGATCCGCCAGTATTTCTTGTGCAGCCCCCACACTTCCTGCCAGATAGCAAAGTATTTTGTTTTAAAGTCCATGTGTTTCTCCTGTATGTTTAGTTTATAAGTAATTACTGTAACGCTTTTGGCTAGAATCAATTCAAATCGTTTGCGTGAGGAAATTATCACCTACGGTATTTTAAACGGATTTTGGATTGGTTTAGTCAATGTATTCTTGGTCATCCCATTTCTGCTTTACTCGTTCACACAAGATTCTCTGATTCTCCTCGCTGAAGAACAGCCAGATATGACGGTCAAAGCTTTTTCCGTTTCGCTGGCCAAGGTCTGATTTAAAAAACTCATCTATCATGTCCTGATAGAACCGGAGTTCATCCTTTTCTTCCACGTCCGCTTTCAGAAGTGGTGAATCATCGCCAATGATAACTCCCATGAACTGATTTGCATATTTGACAGAAATCATTGTATGCTGTTCGCTCATGTGTTCCCGGTACTGCTTGAAGTAATAAGTGATAACTGCCATGGTCAGACAGATGTCATGATCTTCCAGAATATTCCCCTGTTCACCATACAGTGAATCAAACTCATTATACAGAATCTGTGGTACATCTTCGTCCCGGTATTTTTCAGAACGATTTTTCTGTTTTTGCTTGCGGTACACTTCCTTCTGCTCAGTTGTACGTGAGGGTATATTATTTATATCTAGTATATTAATATTATTAGGAGCAGAAGTCTTTGAACCTTTATCATTCTTTGATAAAGTCTTTTTCTCTTTATTTGATAAAATAAAGTCTTTATCTGTATCAGTAATTGATTTATCAGTAGTTAATATATCAGTTCTTTTATTATGGGGGTGATGTTCTACCCCTGGAGTTTCTAGGGGTAGGTTTTCTATACCTTGCTGAGGCGGCGCTTGAATAATGTCATTGTTTGGCACTTCCTGCGGTGTTTCGTAAATATTATAAATGTATTCAAACTTAGATCGTCCCTCTTCTTTACAAGGTTTTTTCTTATCCACAACAAGATATCCTGTCGCTTTTAATTCTTTTATAGTTGACTTTACTGCTGTTTCGTTTTCTTTCAAGATCGCGCATAATCCCGGAATAGAATAATTCCAAGAATCCGGCAAAGAAAACATCACTGACAAAAGCCCCTTTGCTTTAAGGCTTAAATTCTTATCTCTTAAATGATGATTACTCATCAATGTATAATTTTTTGTTTTGTGCACTCTAAATACTGCCATAATCACATGACCTCCTTTTCTGAATTGTTAAGTGGAATTTCGCTGAAATCCCGGAGTATGTCTATTCCACTATGAAACAGTTCAGGGGAGTCTTCTGTTTTGCAATCTTCATTGAGAACCGGATTATTTTCGGCTATGAGTAATATTTCTAAAATATTTGTATCTGCAATATTATTTACCGCATAAAACATTACTCGGGTAATTTTTGCCGAGTTTTTTCGTTCTCTATAAGATGATGTGATTCTTTGTGATAAATCAATTGATTTTCCAATGTACAAAATGGTATTATCTTCGCCAATAAAAGCGTATATGCCATGAACTTTATATAAGTTATCACACAAAAACAGCATTGATTCTGTCGAAAAATCTTTACTACATTCAACAGTATCTTCGCTATTTTTTTCTATAATGGATTCTCTCCACAATATACGTGCATACGCATCTTTGTTCCCTGATATAAAATCAGAAACATCACCATAGCAACTATTTTCATCAAACTTTTTGTATCCATAACAAGCACGTGAGATTGCATTAGCGTAATCAATTTGGCGAATACTTGCTTTTTTCCAATTGCATTTTTTATATTCGTCTTCGTATTCTCTGATAAATTCACTAACATCATAGTAACTATCGCCTTCATTAAAGCTCATATTAATATCAAGAGCTTCAGCAATTACTCTGGCAAATTTTATTTGTTTTGGGGACGCTAATTTTCGACCTTTCATATAGATAACCTCCATGTCGTTAATGCGTGACTGCCGTTTCGTCACAGACCCATGATTTATAAAAACAACAGGCAGGCGTATCATGGAATTACGCTTGTCCCCCGTCGGGTAAGCCTGTTGGTTTTACCAGTTTGGAAACAAAAAAGAGCAGACTCCAAGACGGTATCACGGGAAACGGGTCACTGTTTCAACCCAAGTAAATATCATCTTAAAAGTCTGCTCAATATTTTGTTTTTTTCGCACAATATAACAAGATATAGGTGCTACTTGTTACTCATTCATTATACCGCAATCAGAAAGAAATGGCAATGGTTTTTACCATGCTGGGCTAGGATTCTTCCGCCGGTTGTTGTCGTTCTGGGCTTTTGAGACTGCTTTCGCAATAGCACGTCCGTCCAGATTGATCGTGTTGGAAATGTACTGCGGAGATGAGCTTCCGCCGGTGTTCATGTTCATCATTGCCATGGCAACGCCCTGTGTTACCGCCTGTGTCATTTCTTCCTTACTCAGTCCAATACTTCCGTCCGGCATGTTTCCGGTAATGCTGTCAGCAATGCTCTTCATAGCCTGTTTGTTGGTCAGCGGAAGGACTGCTTCTTTTCCGGCCTCACCGACACCGATCACGGATGCTGCATTGAAAAGACCACCTTTAGCATACCAGTCAACTCTCGAATTGTACCGCCACTTGTGGGTCTGCCCCTCTTGCCAATCAGTGTAATCCATAGAAATATGTGGAGTTCTGATGTTGATTGACTCCATGCCGTTTCGGAGATTCTGCATAGCCGTTTGCCCGATACTGTACATATCTCCGAAATTTCGACTAATTGTATTAACTATACCGTTGATCGCACCGCCGATGCTCGTGTTCATGGTTCCCCGGATGTAAGAAGATATATCCCTTCCAAGATTCTGCCATTTGCCAAGAGCGATTCTGTACTGGCTTCCAAAGTGGCTGCGGACGGTTTCATCCATTCTGCCGAGTTCCGTACTTGCATCAATCTTCATCTGACGGACATTTTTGGTTACTTCGCGGGAAGAATTTCCCCAGTTCTTTGTCGCAGATGTGCTTACACGGCTGAAGGATTTTTCGGCACTTGTAGCTGCGGATGCAGAATTGGTTTCAGTCTGACCGGTAATCGTATCCCAAGCCCCTTTAATTTTTGAGCCGATTGAATCCCATGCTGTTTTGGTATTTGAACTAATAGCGTCCCATACGCCGGTTACGGTGTTCTTAATGTTTGTGAACGTATCAATCACGCTTCCAATCCTGTCAGAGATTCCCTGATTCAGTCCAGATATCAAATATCCGCCAATCTCAGCAAAAACCGTAGACGGAGAATGAATACCGAAAAGGTTTTTAACACCGTTAATGATAGGGTCTGAAATGTTTGTTTTAAGCCATGTTCCAACAGTAGAAATCACGTTTTTCGCACCGTTGTAGAGTCCGTTGATTAAGTTTGAACCATGTGTGTAAAGCCAAGTTCCGGCAGTGCTGAACGCATTTTCTATTGCTTCCTTAGCTTTACCGGCAAATTCCGTAACTGTATCCCAATTTTGCCACAGCAGAAATCCACCGACAACAGCTCCAATAACAGCTAAACCTATCGGGCTGAACAGTACGCTGCCCAATGTAGAAAACGCTGTTGCCATAGCTGGTGCAAAAGTTCCTGTAATCCAAGTTCCAATTGAACCAGCGAAGGCAGTTGCAGCTGGCCAAAGTTTGGTAGTTATAACTTCAAGGATTTTCGGAGCAATCTGTGTTGTTATAGTATTCGGTATTGCTTTCAATTTGTCAACAGCTTCCAGAGCGTAAACTCCAACAGTTGTGCCTAATGTACTGGTTGAAAAGGCGGTTGCTATTTTGCTGAGTGCTGTCCCCAGTAATGTTGCCGTAGCACTGGTCCCGGTCGGTAGTTTTCCCATAGCGACTAAGATAGAGGATACTAAGGTATCTGCTTTTGACACCAATCCTACGCCCGCAAATGCAAGCACAAACTTACCGGCTGTAGTTTCTCCTAATCCAGAAAAAATTCCACTCAAAACATCCAGTAATACTGTTGCTAAATCCTTTAAATGGCTTCCCCAGTCTATCTGGCTAAGGAATAGTCCGATGCCTCTTCCGAAGGATTCCCAGTCTGTTTTTTCTGCGATATCAACCAGGGCATTCAGTAAGTTGGTGATGAAAGTGTTTAAGGATGTTCCGTTCTCTTTCCACTTGAACTTTCCGATAAAAGTATTGATTCCGTTGGAAATGTTGTTTACCAATTCGCCCCAGTTGAAATTTTGCGTCCATGTAGCTAATGCTTGAAATGCACCGTTTAATCCGGTCGCAATCGTAGTGGCTATCTTTGAGAACGAAATTCTGCCAAAAGCTCCATTCATAGCATCAGAAATCGCAGTTCCCAACTGTTCCCAGCCAGTCAGACCGGCATTATTCTCTTTAGACATTTTCTGAACAAAACCGTCCAGAATATTCCAGCTTATCATAAAACCACTGCCAAGGACTTGACCAAGGTTTGGCCAGTTAACTTCATCAATCATTCCACGAAGCCCAGTTGCCAGTTTGTTACCAATGTTTACGAAGTCAATACCACCCGGGCCGATCAGAAGCTCAAAGGTGTTGACCAAAGTGTTGATACCGGCACCGACAGTACGTCCTAATCTATCCCAGTGAATGTTTTCGACAAGGCTGTTAAAAGATCGAGTAAAAGCATCACAAAATGCAGCAATTTTCGGGCCCACATTACTCCAACTAATAACATCATAAATCTTCCGGATTCCGATATTAAGCATATCTGCAATGGTCTTTCCAAGTCCTTCCCAGTCATGGTTAAGAAAAGCTTTACGGATTTTTTCAGCCCATTTATTGATAGGGGTTTCTTCTTTGTTCAGAGCATCGTCTATCTGGTTTGTGATTCCGCCAAGACCCAATGACGGTGTTGCACCGGTTCCAGTTTTACCCTTTCCGGTACCAGGTGTTGAACCGGATGAACTAGAATTATCTGTCAGCTGATTCAGTTCGTCAAATGGAAGAACAGAAAGAGCTTTCTTCAGAGCTTTTGCTGATGAAGTAGCATCGTCCAGCCCAGAAGCTGCTGCATCTCCGGCATCCTGTAATCCGCTAAGGTCTGCTGCGGAATCTTCCAGTCCAGCAAGATCATTTACGACCCCGCTTGTGGAACCTTTAATCTTTTTCCCCATCAGAACATACATGAAGTTACGGAATATTTCCGCAGCCTGCATGAGTTTTGACATCAAGGCATTAAGAGCCTGGATTCCCGGAAGAACTGCTGCGATTAAGCCCTGCCCGATAACAGATGCAAGGGACTGGATGTTCATAGTAAGGAGACGTACTTGGTTTGCATATGTCAATTAATGTTATCCTATAGGCTTTTTATCCTATAGTTCTTATAGTTTCCTATAAGTTCGGCGTACATTTTCATCCCATAAGGATGTCGGATACTCTTGGGGATATTATATTCTAAACTCTTTAATAAAAAAGAGCCTAGGTTCAATCCCTACGCTCTACAATGTGCTATAGCTTTTATTCTATAGCCTTATCTCGGTATTAACTTATTGACTTATCCATTTATATCCAAATGCAGTTCTATCAGGTTTGTCGATTACCTTGTGTATGCCCTTGTAGCACACACCTAATTCTTTTCCTGCATCCGATATTCTATTAAACACTTTTAATATTTCTCCTGTATCAGGATTTACTTGAGCTACTTTTCTACCTTTTTTTCGTTTTTGATAATCACTCAAATCTTTTATCGGAAAATCTTCTTCATATACAAAAATAAAGCCGTTTGCGGATTTATATGTTTTGCTCAAAACTCCAGAAATAGTCGTGCGATTAGCACCCGTCATTTCTGAAGCTTCTTGGACACTTTTGAATTTTTGTATGAAATTTCCGTTGCTATCGCATTGAATAATACTTCTCATGCTTGTTGATTCTGGCGTAGTGTACTTTCGTGATCCATAACGCTGAAAATCTTTCTCGTACATAAAAATGCGCCCATGGTCAGTACGCGTTTCACTCCTGCAAGATTCCAATACACTGTTTGCGCAAAAGCCGTCTTTCTCTGCTTCAGTGGCACTATCATATCTTTTAATAAAAGTTCCATCTTTTGCAAGACAAACTACAGGAATTGAGTTATGTCCGCCAACTCCTCCTTTGTTTTCGTTGTATCCACTATGATAAGTATTATACAGTGTGATATAATTTCTTTCAAGTTTTAAAGCTTTTTTTCTTGTATCACAAGTTTCTAAAATTTCCCATTCAAAATTATCTGTTCCGTATTTTTCAATTGCATCGTGAAATTTGCATTTTTCCTTTTCATAGCATCTTTCGTGTTGCCATTTTCGATTATGGAAATTATTTGTCTGTCCGATATAAGATTCTTGAGTTATTTTATTTGTAGCTCTGTAAATATAATATGTTCGCATTAAATCACCTCGAGCATATTATATCAAAATGTTCGTGTTAAGTCAACTTAGCATTTACCGACTTTACCCGATTTTCACTGATGTATTGCTACATCAGGCGGCACATAGTCTACCGGCTGTTCTGGCGAAGTCCCCCTGTTGTGCGCTTGTAACTGACATGATGTAGTTATAACGCAACATTGTTTTCTGAGCCTGTGTCATGGAATTATAGGCTGTTGTAATTCCTTGCGATAACGCATACTCCTGTAAATTGGCGATCGAAAGATTTATTCCGAGCTGTTTTAAAGGCTCGATTTCCAATTATGTTACCGTACCGGCTTTTTATCCGATACTTCCGGGAGTTTCCTCGCATTATGGGATGTTGATTCATCCCCGGTTCAGCGTACCTTTTCACCCTCGTATAACGTTAGGCGCTATATTTAATAGTGGATTGACTTTATCAATCGTGTCGAACACTCTTGGGAGCATTATATTTATTCAGCTCCTACGCGTTACGGTGGCAGTCAGCCGTTAGTAATCTGACCGCTTACCTCGGGATTAGCATGTTGATAATCTTCATAATATTTCCAGGTATATCCACCAGCGTGCTTTCTCTTGCCCTTGCATACCAGCGCAATATGTGATCTCTGTGCGTTAGATTCAGATGCAGCTTGTGTGACTGTATCGAAAATTTTAACATCACCATCTTGTGAAATTCTAACAACTTTTCTGCTCACAGGACTTTCGGCTCCTTTTAAAAGTCCTGTACGATTTTTACTCATCAATTTCAAGCTTTCCTCTGTATGCTTTTTACCATAAAAATGATTGTTTGAACCAAGCATTTCTAATCTTAATCTTGCTTTAAGATATTCTGGCTTCTTTCTTCCAGAATTTGCTTTGGAAATCTTTTCTTTTGCTTCTTCCGATAAATGTTTCCCGTACATAGGATTATTAACCCCAGAAAATCTGTCGGACAGATTTTTCTTCTGTTCTGTTGAAAGATGGCTTCCGTACATAGGATTTTCTTCACCTACATTTTTACCTGTTCGGATTTGAGAAAGAAACGCCTTGGTCGCTTCTGTATGAGTGCGCCCTTTCATCGGTGCTTCTGCATATCTCGCAATATTATACAGGATTTTTTTATCCCAATACATATCCAAATATTTTTGCTCTATTTCTAAGTTGTCTTCAGGATTGCATTTTTCTACGACTTCGAAAGAAAAGGAATTTTCTCCATATTTATTCCATGCCGCTTGCAAATGTTTATTAATATGGGTACCTTTGTTTAAACAATTTTTATGGTGATACCATCTTCTTTCTATATCTTCAGAGGAGCCGATATAGATTTTTTCGTTTACGTTGTTAATTATTTTATATATACCTGAAATTTTGTTCATATCAATTTAGCTTTCCCCGATTTTGCTCGATTTGCTATGCAATCTTTCGACTGCAAGGGGCAAAATGTCTACCCGAAATACCAGCCCTTATTTTGTAGAAGGCGGTATCAGTATCAATGTTGTAAAAAGATGCTAAATCTCCGGCTAATCCTGCAAGAGTTGTTGACATCTTCGCAGCTGATTCCTGCGCTACTCCAGAAGCATTCAGCATTGCCATCATGGTTCCGGAGTAATTCTTTGCTGCCAGTTCCGATAATCCAAACTGCTTTGTTGCTGTAGATGCAAACTTATACGCCTGATCTGCCATGCTTCCAAAAGCAACATCTACAACGTTCTCGACCTCAGCGATATCAGAGCCAATCTCAAGGATTCCTTTTCCACCCATGGCTTCGCTGAATTTGTTCATTACAGCTGAAGCCGCTTTGAAGCCAAGGACGGTCTTAATAAAAGAGCCTACATTGGAAGATGCTGTTTTCAGCCCACTGCTCCTATTGACTAGACTAGAGATTCCGGCTGCCAGAAATCCCAGTCCACTCTTTGCTTTTGTCGCCACCCCACCGAGTAACGAAGAAAGTCCCGAACCGATAGAGGAAAGCTTGTTAAAGGAATTGACCACAGTGTTCGTAGCGGTTCCTACTTTTCCACCGGCCGTCGCCAACTGCCCGAGGGCTTCAGTCATTCTCAGCGTATTCTCGCTGATCTGCGGAGCATCCTGCATGGCGGTAAAGAATTTCTTTATTTCTGTGGCCAGATTAGCCAGCTGCGATGCTGTCTGTCCGGTTTTGTTGCCAGCACTTGCCAATCGTCCTATGGACTGTACAAACATGTTCGTAGATTCCGAAACAAGCCTTGTACTTGCCATGGAATTGACGACTTTTCTTAATTCTTTTCCAAGGGTTTTTAAGCCCGATGCAGATTGGCTAGTCTTTTCTCCAGCATTAGCAAGTCTCGCCAGTGAACCTACAAACCGGTTGACACTGGAAGATACATCCTCAATATCATTTAAGCTATCGATGCTTTTGATGATTTCTCCCATCTTTGAAGTGTCAAATCCGCTCATATCCGCTGCTGCAAGTCTACTTAAGGAATTGATAACATTCGTGATTTTAGAATCCTTGAAGTTCATTCCGTTAAGAGCGTTCATGGTGCTGGAAATTTTTTCAACGCCGGTTATTGCGGGCTGCATCTTCACAGCATCAATTTCTTGAAATTTTTGAATAGCGTTTACCGCTGATTTGACGTTTTTGGTATCAATCTTTGGGATTGAAATGTTCGAAGCACCTTTTAAAGAGCTTAATCCGGCAGCCAGATTCTGCAAGGATTTCGTACTCGCTCCAAGTGTCGTAAAGTCAACTTTTGATAAGCTTCGAAGCTGACCGGTTAATCCAGATAAGTCCGGAACACTAACTTTTGTTTTGTTTAAGGTCTGTAAAGCCGATGATACTCTTCCGATTTCACGAGCATAGTTTCTAAGTCCGCCGGTATTGACGTTTCCCAGTGCTGTGTCAACATCTTTTAACTTTTTAGCCAGATTTCCCAATGCTTTTGTAGCGTTCCTGGTACTACTGTTTATTTGTATATCAAGGGTATCAATGGTATTATCAGCCACAAAAAACACCTCCTTTTAATCAAAAAAAATAAGGGCAGACAAGACTTTTTATTTATCTTGCCTGCCCTTTTCATTTCCTATTTCAGCTATATTCGCATTTGCCTTTTTTATCAGAAGTTCGTAGTAACGTTCCTCCTGCTTCAATTCAGCTTCAGATCGTTTCGGAACATCTGTTTTTTCTTCAATCTGTGGTTTCTTTGTTTTTTCTGTGATTGGTTTATCTGGATATTTTGCTTTGTCAGAAAGCGCACTTGCTACCGCAGATTTCACATATAAGCCGGAAAGCCATGACTGATATTCAATCAGTTTTACCTGAGTTTCTATCTCATCACGTTTACTTTTCTCGTACTCACGTATCCTTATTTGAAGGTCACGTATGGTACTTCTGAGAAATTCTTTCCGGCTCATTCCGATGCGAACTGCCGCCGGATATAGCTCTGTCCAGATTATTTCGCTGTAGCTTTTTTCTGGTGATCTGTTGGCTTCTTCGGAGCTCTCTTCGGCTTGGTTGACATGTTCATGTCGTCCATGAGTGTCTCCAGACCGGCCAGTTTGAAAAAACCATCTTCCTCCATCTGTTCAAGACACATGGCAAAGATACCGTAAAAGTTGCCCTGCTCATCATCCTTATGTTCCTGAATGAATTGTGCTGCAAGTTTCTTCGCAGTTGCAAGATTCGGAACAGAACCGTCTGCATCTGGACTATCGCCATGATATTGAAGAAGTCCTGCATAAAACACGGTTAATGCTGTGCTCGGAATATTTGCCATCCCGGAGATCATTTCTTCCGGAGTTCTATTCACACCGCCACTGGTTGCCAGAAGTGTGTTCATTACGCTCTTAACGCATTCATCATACAGAGATGCTTCAATGCTGTATTCAAGTTTGTACTCTTTGCTACCAATCTTTAAAAGTTTATACATAATATCTTTTCCTCCCAGTTAGATATATTTGTTATTCGCCTTCAGTTGGCTTAACTGCTGTATCCGGACCGACATACTCATTGATAGTCAGAGACATGTCAACAGTAAGAAGACCATTCTGATCTCTTGCCGGTTTAGGAATGATAGTCGGCGGCTCGATTTTGGTGAAAAATGCTTTCTGAAGTGCCGGGTAATATTCCTCATACCACATAGACAGACCGCTCGCGTGAGCTGTTTTGTAAGCGGAGATAAGGTCTTCCCACTCTTTGATCGTTTCATCTGTAACGTTTACGGTTACATTGAATGTACCGCCGGTTGAACCACGGCCTGCGATAGTTCTCTCGATTTCGTCTTCAAGAGCGGACGCATCGATAGTCTCAACGTCGATAGCGATTTCATCAGAAGCATTTATTCTGTGAAGCATAGTGAATTTTGTTGGTTTTGTTCCCGCTACTGTCTCTACTGCATAACCGGTAAGAGCACCAACGGTACTGATTCCTGCGATATTTCCTGCCATATTGGCTCCTTTCCGCCTTTCGGCTATAAATTACTGCATAAAAAAAGAGCCATTACGGCTCTGACACGTAACCCTGTGCCCGGGAGATAAAAGGATCACCGCCCTTCTACTCTTCTTTGCTTACTTGTTTAATGACCTGATTCACATAAGTGCTCAGTCCTGCGACAAGAATACCTTGTGTGATTGCGGTAAAGACTGCCATTGCAGCTTCCTGACCGCCTGTGACTGTAGATGTAGCAAAAACATAGATTCCGCAGACAACTACGCCCAGAAGTCCAAGGATTCCAGGAATATACTTGTCAGCTACGGTTTCAGCCTGTTTGAGGAATACTCCCACAAAATACAGGACTACAGCTACAACCAGGAGTTCCGGTTTCACATAGTTCATAATCTGATCCATTCTATCTCACCCCTTTCATTCACCGAGCAACTGCCCAGTGTAAATTCTTGTGTATCGGCTAACAAGCCGTTTGATGCTATCGTCAGCGTTCCCCATGAGTTCAGGACCGTAAGTTCTACGAAATCCCATGCCAATCATGGACTGATGACTTTTTTCGTCAATTTGATATACTTTCGCAAGCGGAGCTGTACCTGCGGCGAAGCACTCAATCTGGATAGTTGGAACCGTGGCACATTCATCGCCTTCAAGGTCTCCTTCTGTCAGAACATTTCCCAACATGTAAAGTCTTGCATAGGTTTTCTTTCCAGATGCAAGAGTTTGGCTTCTGTCCATTGAAAAATTTCCTTTACCAACTACAGGTTCGATCGCTTTATTCCAGCGTTTGTATATCTCGGATATCGGGTTTTTTAATATTTCCGGCATTTAATCACCCTGCCTGTTCAATTATCTTTTATGATTTGTTTTTTTTGGCATGAAAAAAGCACCTACCTTTCCGGTAGATGCTTCGCATCTTAATTGTACAAAATATGTGTCATATGATTCCATATTTTAGTATAGGATGTTTAACTTCCAAACACTTCCTTTGCGATATGTCGTATCTGAATAATGATAGCTTCTTCTGCATGGTACATCGGCATGTATGCCCTGTTACCATAAGAATGATGCTTTCTTCCGCTTTCATCCACATACCACCATCCGTTTGGGTCGTAGGCGTGCTTTTGATCTGGGTAAGTACCAACACCATAATCAGCGCCAGACGGTAATGGATAGCTGTCCGTTCCAAAAGAAATACCGGCGCTAAACTCGATAAAAAGAACCTTGTCTCCAAAAAGCCGGACCGATGCACCAACAATATCGCCATGTCCGTTATTAATAACTTCCGTGTAGTAAGAACCTTTTTCCTCAGTCGGAACAGATTCCATTGTGGTCTGGATAACCTGTATTCCTTCTTGAGCCAGTTTATCAACAAAAATCTGGTTCTTCCTTTGAATATCTTTCCGGTATTCTTCCATCTGTTGAATTGCAGACTGCAAAGAATTATGGTTCAAGCTGCACCGGATTGTTTTTCTACTCATTATTGCCACCGATTTTCGCTATACCATATCGGGCGACCTGTCCTTTTTGAGTGTCAAGGATTCTTTTAAGCCTGTAGTCTGGAAAAACGGTCGGACTGCTATCATCGTCAAGAATCAAAGCTCCGTCTTCCCTGATTTCTGGCACGACATCAATCCACAAGACGTTGCCTTCTTTTGGCTGAAATGTTCGGTCAAAAACCGTAATGTACCGGTCATAGTCGGGAACGATTCCGGCAGACAGTTCTTCTGGCGTACCGGCTGTTGCTGATACTGAAATGTTCTTCCTTTGCGGGTTTGAATAGACAAGCGTTTTATCCATTCCATTGTTTTTTTCTGTTACTGTCGAAATCCATATGGACTGTTTCTGGTGAAGTCTACCTCTCATATGTGCACCCTCCATTGACAAAATTACTTTTTATGTTATTTTTATACAGAAATTTGGGAACGACGTATCCCCAGATTTCATAATCTTCCAGTTCCCAGTTCCTCAGTTCTGGGGACTTTTTTTAATTTAAGATAAATTAATTAAAGTCTGCTTTAGTTTAATAAGTAGTAGCAACCATATTTTTACCACTATTATTAGTTTCAAATATAGATATATTTTTACCTCTATAATCCGCTTCGATTCTTCCACGATACATACCTTTTATCACTTCGAAAATAGGCTTTGTAGATTGCCATTTTTCTCCATTTGGTGTTAATTCATCACTTGGAATATCCCATCGACATTCTGTAGATAATCCAATACAAACCAATGTATTTTCTGCATATGTTTGCTCTCTTTCAGTTTTTTCGCCATATTTACTTAAATACATAAGTCTATAACAGCCCTCAATCGAGCATCCAATCATTATATTAGGGTGTTCATAATTACCTCTTGTCAATTTATCACCAAAGGCAAAACCATAATAACAATGATGTGCTAAATCATCTTCTAAGATATAATGTTCTCCACAAACCGAGAAGCCTTTACCTAAGAAATAAACCATACAATGCTTGACATAATTTTGAATACCGTTGTTAGAACCGTAACCAACTCTTATTCCTACACAATCTTCATTCGGTTTTGTTGGGAATACTTGTAAGCCCGATAAAGAACCATCCCCTCTTATCATTACATTTTCAAGCATTGACGCTTGTGCATATGTCGAATCTAAATAAACAATAGGTTTTGTATATCCGCACCCCAGGATAGCGATATTATTTACTTTCAATAGCGTATTCGTCAGAATTTGAGTATCTAATGCTGTATCGCGTCTGGGAACAAGAATACCACTGTTTTCGTCTGCATCACTTAATAAATTGATATCATAATTTATTTTTATCTTTACAAAATTATCATCGGCAGTACGTGAGCAGTTATCGCCTTTTATTTCAATTGTGTGATACTTATTTGAAAATTCATTAGTAAACAAAAACGCTTTTTGGCCGCTTAACTTCGTTGTATATAAAGTACTTAGATTATATGTTCCCCCATACAAATAGATTTTTATACTATTAAAGCAATTGATTAACCCTTGAAGAATTGGCTGTGTATTTTCAGCAGATAATTGGAAGTTCCCCTTTTTAACTGAATCTTCGGTACTTAAATACACATCATATTCTCTTTTTCGATTACAATCAATTTCATACAAATGAACATTTTTTAAATCACTGCTGATTGTATCAACTGATATATCATCATTATTTTTCTTGTACAAAGCGAATCTAATAAAATCACTATATTCACTAATCGAATATGAAGTTGACATTCTAGCAGTGTTTACACGTATATCAGAATCTTTAAACTTGTTATTCAGTAACGATTCATAGCCATCTGGAAAAGTAAATAAATATATTTTTCCATCATTTGTTGTGATTTTCTCTGTTGAAACTCCTTTTGCATTTACGGCGTCACTGCCAGCACCATTAAAAGTACCATTTTTAAATATTAGTGGTATTTCATTAACAGCATTTTCATAGCTTAATAAACTTCTATATTTTTCTGATACAACTTCAATTTTACAGAATGACGAACTAGGAAATTCTTTAGAATTATAAATTACAAACCTATAACAATGTCCATATGTAGTGTTGATAATGCTTTTTGATCTATAGACATTCCTTGATATAAAATTGTAATTACTGTCGTATTCTACAACTATTAGTGCAGAGTTTAACGATGGTTCAACAATATAAGCATCGCCATTAGCAGGGGAGTGATATGTTACTGTTCTTATGGTTTTGTCTGCGTAAACATTTAGCCCACTTGTATCTATGCTACCAATTGTAAACGGAATATCTAATACTCTTTTACTAATATAGTTTAATTTTCTTGAAACATTGCTTGTATCATTTTCTAAATAAAAATTAAAATTTTCTTTTATTTCATCTAATGTACAAACTACATGATCATTTTTTCTGAATAAAATTTTATAAACAGTTTTTGCTTTTAGGTATAAACCATTACTGATAGATGGGTTTTCAATAAATAAAATATTAACAACTATTCCGTTTTTCATTTCCAATGCCTTAACATAAAAATTATCTTTTGGAATAATTGTAAGGGGCTTATCAAAACTAATATCTGTCAATCTGAATACATCAGGAGTGGCTGATGGAGTACCTGTGTCATTAAAGCCACCATCCTCAAATGGTAAAGTATTTGTATCTATTTCTTTATAATCCATACCCAAAGAATAAACATCGTAGTTGTACGGTTTGTAAATTATGTCTTCCCTTAATGAACTAATCGCATTTCCTGTGGCTTTTGCATCGGCAATACCGCCTTCAACGGTAAGAGTTTTATCTGGCTGTAAAACATTCTGAATGTCCGTAATGGCTTGTTCTTTTGCAGAATTTACATTTTTCACTGCCTCGTCAGATGCAGTTTTGGTAATAGCCAGAAGTTGATTAATTATATCTTTGTTGTTTTCATCAAGAGATGGCTGGTCAACTTCGATTCCTTCTAAAACAGGAATTTGCGCTACGGTAGTGTTCCATTCAATACTGATATTTGAATCAGAATCTGTTTTAACAGCGCAGACAATGAATCTTATTGTCCCCATGTATCGCGCGGCGTTTTTTCCAACAACCCATGAAAATGTTATGTTATCTTCGTTTATAGAAGCATCTTCACAAATGTATTGGTCTTTTATGGAAATGTCTGGATCTACGCTACTTACATTTTCAAAGTTGATTCGAATTGAAAATATTGATAAATCAAGATTATCTCCCACTATCTTCGGGCAAGAGAATTTAATTCGTTCTGCATTTTTGTCAGATTGCACCGCCCCAACTACGATTTCTGGAGGCACAAAAATCGTTCTTGTTCTGGAGTCGATTGTGCATATTCCGTTGCTTTCTAATAATGTAGTTGTTTCTGCTGCTGAATCTGAATCCATAAGTAAATCAAGTGCTGATGTCATTTTTCTACCCCCGTTGTGGAATCGTTATTTTATCTGATGTTATAATAAATTTACCGTTGTCTTTTATACCTGTGACCGAAACCCCAAAATAATCCCACGCAAGAGCTTTAGATGGAATTTCACATTGTCCATTTTGCACCAATATCGGATATTCTTTGTCCATCCGCCAAAAAGAAGCGGCTATCTTACATCCATTCCATTCAGGTGAAAAAGAAAAGAATGCTTTTAAATATCCAGAAGTTCCTTTTACAAGTCCAGTAAAATCGCAACTTGGGTCTTGGTATATTTTTTGGTTTTCAACTTTAAATTTTAAAATTCTCATACAAATATCCTTTCTGTTCTGACAGGGGGCGCATATATAAATTGATTTCCTAAAATATCTCTGGTCACCACAATAAGAAACGGTCTATCCTACGCCACTTTTTCCAGTAAATATGGAACAAAATGTATCGCTTCATCCCCTACAATCTCATATGCGATTTCAAAAATCTGCCTTGCTTTGTCGGCAATCAGATTAGCAATCAATTCTTCTACTTCTACCCAATTCTCATGGGGCACAAGCCTGTGCAGTTCTTTAAGAAATCCACTCGAAAACATCATTGCATGGCTCAACTCATGTAGAACTACCCTTGTGAGAAATTCACCCGAAATAGCGTCAGAAATCCAAATAATTCTTGTGTTTCCATCCGTCACAGCACAGGTCATAGTACCGGTACGGTCAACCAGTACTGGATTCTCAGGATAAGTGAACCGGACTTTCCATCTTTGCCCGTTCATGTAGAATTGCTTTAGCATAAAATCACCGCCTTTAAACCAAAAAGCCCCTGCTACATTCCTGTAACAAGGGCCTTGTTTTTAATTCATCTGTTGAAGAAGCTTAGTCAAATCAGTTTTCATCTGTTGTCTAAGGGTTGCGTCTGCATCCGACCACATCTCAGACATGGTACGGATAACATCCTGCGTGTACTCCTTCATCGAACTGTCCATCTTCTGTTTTGAATCTGCATCTTTGGAATCATGGTAATGCCTGCGATTCTCGCTGTATCTGTCATAGGTTTCACCGTATCTGGACTGCTGACGGTTCGTTCCGTCCATCCTCATGTTACTGCGGTCCGGATGATAACCCATGCGGTACATATTACGTTCAAACTCTGGATTGTTCAGATACTCGTCCATCCAGTCATCATCTTCCATGTACAGATATGGCTTATATCCCATACGACTTCCTCTACCCTTTGGGGCAAATCTGCCATTGGAATAACGATATCTGTCATATCCCATGCGTCCAAGATACTTCTCTTCCTGTTCGCATTCATCCATAGCTTCTACGATTCTGTAATCTTTGTCTGCACAAATTGCACACTTTACAGCTTCCATGCAGTCCTTCAGATCGTCCCAGTCTTGAGCACTGAGATTATCGAAGCCATGCGTCTTGGCTTTTTCCATAGCCCATTTTCCCATTTCCATTGCAACTTTATGCATTACAGTGCCCCCTTTCTAACAGCCTGTGTAACAGGTGTATCTGCTGTTGGGGCTGTACCATTAATTGCTGTCAAATTGTTATTCGGACTACAAGCCGGATTCCCTAACATCTTGAATACTCCACCAGTTGCACTCGTAGCTACTCTGGTTGCGTACTTCGTTCTGGTTCTCACGCCACAAGCCGTAACCTGTGCACAGCAACGATTCTGTAATGGATACAGGGTTGTTCCCGTTCCTATCTGAATCACCACCGGAGCGTTAATCGTAGTGGTTTCTGGTATGCTCTGTGCAATCACAATACAATATTTTTCACCGTTGTTATAACTACCTGCTGGAAGTGTAATCACAAGATTACCACCGGTAAACGCAACAGCTTGGCTTATCACAAGATGATTGCAGAGTTTACAAACATTTTTACAACTCATACTTCTACCTCTCAATCAAATAAGAGGTGAGCCGTAACCCACCTCTTAGAATTAGTCAACCTCTAAGGGTGAGTTACTTAGCAGCAACCGTTGCTGTATCCGTTGCATCCACCGTAGTAGGTGTTTGGATTCGGAACAACATATGCCGGAACAGCTGCCGGATTGATTGCATTGATTAACTGCTGTGTCTGAGATGCCATTGCAGTTGTAAGAAGTGCGCTCTGGCGATCCTGAGATGCAGCACGTTTCAGATCAGAGTTCTCTGCCTGTAATGTTGCAATCTTATCATTTGTCAAGAAATCAAGGATTGCTCTGGTGTTGCTGAGAGCACAAGTGTTGGTAGCTAAGTTGTAGTTGATACCCTGGATAGCTTCCCTTGTTTCACAGCAACAATTTGCTAACTGAGACTGTAATGCATTGGTATTCTGCATACCGGCTACAGTATCAGCGTTAATTGCCTGCTGAACGCCATTGAAGCCCTGAAGCATTCCAACGTTCATGCCGTTGAAGCCACTCTGCATGGTATTGTTGAGTGCATATGTGCTGTCGCAGATGCCCTGCTGAATACCTCTGATACCATTTTGGATATCGTTAAGAGCGAAGCCCTCATTGATATCGGCACGTGTAGCCCATCCTTGGAATCCGGCACCATTAGCACCGTTTCCACCATTACCGCCGAAGCCACCGCCCCAGCCGCCGAAACCTCCCCATCCGAAGATTGCGAAGATCAGTACGAGCCAAATAAGTGAAAAACCATCGCCGCCCCACATGTCATTGGCACGGTTATTAGAGCCTGTAGCAGCTGCAATGTCGCTAAGACTGTAATTAGAACCATTCATCATGTTTTTAGTCTCCTTATAAATTATTTACAATAGGAGACATCCGCGGCTGTCATCCCAAATTGTAGCGATTTTAAATCACCCAATCATGGGGAAATGTTATAATCCAAGGAATTTTTGAATAATTCCATCTGGTGATAAGTGCTTTTCGTTAAATACATTTTGCTGTATTTGATGCAACTGATCTGTATCACCTTTTTTATACAAATCCAAAGCATTTTTTAATGTTGGATTATTTCCTGCAAATTTACTCATATCGTTCATCATGTTATCAACACTTCCGAACCTCTGAGAAATCATTCTTTCAACTTGCTTTTGCATCATGGCATTTGGATTGAAATTCATCTCTGCTTACCTCCGTTCTGCTGCTTGGCTTCCGGTGTTACCGACATTTGTGTCGGGAACATGTTCTTTATTTCAGAAATCTCAGAACAAACATCGTTCCGAAGCTGATTAAACATAGCTTCTATATCAATCTGTTTCTCTTCTGATTTCGGTTGCTGTTGTTCGTCTGGATTTAGAAGTCGGTAAACAAAAATTCTGCTTCTTCCGTCTGCCTGTAGTTGCTTCTTGTATATTTCTGTACCATCTGTTTTTGGATAATAGACAGGATTTCCAGTCATATCCACATCCTTTGCTTTTACAGTGTCAATGCCATCAACCATTTGCCCTGAAAGCATAGCAACCTGTGGCATCTGCTGCATCGGCTGTTGTATTTGTGCCTGCCCATAAGGCATTGTCTGTTGGTAGTTGTTCTGCAACTGTGCCAATCTATCTTGATACGGTTGTACCGGTGTTTGTGGGTATGGATTCAATGGTTGCGGATAATATGGATAAAATGCCATAGTGTGTTCCTCCCATCTCTGTAAGCTTTTCTCTATACTTATATTATATGAGAGAAACCTAAGTATTTGAACGACACTATTTCGCCATGTTTTCGCCATGATACAAAGAAAAGCCCCGATAGTACATCGGGGCAACTTTAACAATCTTCTTTTTTACTTTTCGGTTTATGCGGTCAATGGTTCTTGGACTATACCCCATAATCTCTGCTGTTTCAAACAACGTTTTTTCCTCATAAACTCTCAACCGGAAAAACTCTTTTTCTCGGGAATCAAACCCGGATTCGCTTAGATAAAACTTTCTTTCATCTTCTGAAAAGTCTGTATAATTCATAATCCCACCGCCTCCCTTACAAGTGGAATTGCTTATTATGTCGGGAAGATACCGCTTAATGCAAATCCTACAATAGCCCCGATCACGGCCGTGATAACGCAAACAACAATCGTATCGTAGCGTTTGGCAGGGGCTTCCATGAGAGATTTTAAATTATCATTCATTTCATCCACCGTATCTTTTATGTGCCCGAGATCATTGTTGTAAAGAACGATTTTGGTTTCAAGCGCATTGATACGTTCAAAAAAAATGCCGTCACGTTTAGAGTGCTTCTCTTTCATTTCGTGAACAACTTTTTCCAATTCTTCTAAGCGGTGTTCGTTAAAGCAATTCTGTTCACATCCCATCGCTACTCTCCTTCACTCCCATTACATTTTTGTACTTCTTCCCACCTCATAATGAAGTACCCCAGCAACGCCTGGGAGGAAATGCGTCACGTTCTCAACCTACTTTTTCTGTCAGATTCCTCTGGCAAAGGGAAAAACGCCGTGATTGACAAATATCTCTGTTTCAGAGTTCCATCCTGCATTTACAGAATTTTCCGAATGAGATGTTTCAAACTCAACTCCTTGTTTCACGAGAAAATAAAGAGCCAAATCGAAAATGCAATCATAGCATTTGTCCATATCTTTATTGATGTTTTCTTCCGTATAATTCTCAGGATAATTGCGTTTTTTCTGGAATGACCGAATAGCTCTTTTGACTGCTAAGGGAATCATCCTTGCGGTCAGTTCATCACCTTCCAGATATGTTGTCAGATCGCTTGTAAGCTGTTCGTCCATGCCATTTCACCTACCCTTGCTGTGTTATAATTTCTGATATGATACCAGCCTTGTTTGTGGAAGTCAGGGCATAACCATTGTCACTTGCAAGCTGTCTCAGCTGAGCCACAGTCATACTGGACAGCTCGCTTTCTGTATGCTTGTGTGTAACACTAGATACAGACGGTGACTGGCTGTTTTCATCAAGGCTATGCCCGCTTATTCCCCCTTTGTACCGATAACGATACCGCCATTGGCTTTCGGTGCTACCGGAATAAACATACCAGATGCTTTTGTCCATACGGCAACTGGATCCTGTGTAGCCCACATGGAGAGAGTAACGAAAGAGCGATTCTCTTCCTGAATGAACTGTCTGTATTCATTCTCTTCTGGTGTTGGTCCCCAAAGTCCAGTACCGAAAGAACCGCCTGCATCAGCTTCGTAGAGAGTGAACACATCCTCTTTGAAGTATCTTCCAGTCATCAGAGTTCCGTCTGCTTTTCTGTAACGGAATTTCTCATCACAGCGACCAACAGTGATTCCGTACTCCTGCATGAGCAGATTTGCAAGCTCCTGTCTGGTAAGGAGACGTTTATTCGCAGCTCCCAGAACAGCTGTCTGCATAGCTGTGTTGTTTCTCATGTAGTTGATCATCTTCAGAGATGTGACTGCATTTGTTACTACGTATCCAGAATCCTCGGCTACAGTTACCATTTTCTGAATATCGCCCATGATATCTGCGTCTGCTGCGGACCAGTCGGTAAGATCAACCTTTGCATTACTTGGCACGCCATAATCGATATTCATTTTCACATTGTTTTCATCAATTTTTACCATACCGGTTGAAAGGAATTGGCCTTTCATGATGTTTGCCCTTCCAACAACACCTTCAAACAGGTTTGTCGCATCGTCAAAAACAAAGTTTGTAAGAGTTTTATCATCCGGAACACCATTTTCGATAGCTTCCTGGAGACGCTCTGACTGATTGATTTTCCTCTTGATAAAGAGTTTTTCAGTCAGAACTTTCTCAAATCCTGGTCTGGAGCCGATCTCTGCTTCAGTATCGAGTGCATGAACGAACGCTACCTCCGGCAGTCGTTGTCCAGCCATAAGTCTGTAATATTCGGCTTTCCAAAACGGTGTCTTTACATCCGGGAAAATGGTATCGAGAATACCAGGTCTTGCCACAGAAAAATTCTGAGCAAAGTTCAATCTTTCTTCTGGTGTGATAGCTTCTAATACATTGTATGGCATATTGGTTATACCTCCTTAAAATACTGGGTCTGTTGTGGTTACAAAAACAATTCCCTGCGCGGTAAGCTCTGTTTTTGCAGTTTCGTCGACTGTAACTGGTAGTCTTTTCTCAAGGACACGTCCTGCTACAATCACGGAAATCGGTCTTTTAGCATCATCTGTCATATCAACATCTTCAAATACGATTCCTTTTGCACCAGTCCCATTTGTTGGATACACGGAACCTGCTTTGATGATTTTTTTATCATTTACTGCCGTTGCATTTGTTGCGTCTGCTGTGTAAGTTTTCAGTACAAGTCCAACCTCGGATTCGAGAATGTTGGGAGTTGACTCATACTGTTTTGTTTTCATAAAAGCCATAATCTAAATCTCCTTTACTTATTTAAAAATTAACCGGTGCATTATCGCCTGCCGGTTCTGTTTTGGGGTTCATGCGTGCTGAGTAAGCTTTTGCGTACTTAGCTGCTGGACTATCGTTGTCATCTTTTTTCTGTCCCTTATCTGGATTTCCGCCGCCCGGATTCGGAGTATTATCAAGAACTGCTTTCTCCCATTCAGATTTTGCGTTATCCAGAGCCGCTTTATTTGCTTCGGAAATTCCATCAACAAAAGTTTTGACTTCCTTCATTACGTCTTCAGATTTGTCTGCTGGCATAGACGCAAATGCTTTGATAGCGCTTGCATACGTTTCTGTAGAAAGGCCCGCATTAGCGAAAGCAGATGTAATCTCGCTGGAAAGCGCTTTCCTGTTGGATTCGGCAAGTGCTTTTTCCAAGTCGGAAATCCTTTTTTCGTTTTCAGCTTTTTCCTTCTGCCGCTCTGCTTCCTGTCTTTCAGCATCCGTCATGTTCTGGGCTTTCAAATCGTCCAGTTCCTTTTGAAGATCATCTGCTTTATCAGCTTTTTCTTTCAGAGAAGTGTTTTTTTCCTTCACTTTTTTTGTCTCTGATTCAACGGAATCAAGATATTTAGTCACCTGCTCTTCAGACGGTTCTTCGATTCCAAAGCCAATAAGTACCTGTTTTGCCTGTTCTCTTGTCATAGAAATCTCCTTTCTTTCAGACCATCACACTTTTTTCACACGGTTCGCTCCGCACATGATCTGTACCCGATTTACGCTCACGGGCTGTTGCATTATTTTTGTGTATTAAAAAAGGAACCTTGGATGTTATTCCTTGGTTCCTTTGATAATTGAATTTACGAGTTTTGATTGATAGCCGAAGAATTTACCGTTGAATCAATTTCAGCCGAATTCTTACCGTTTTTATCAATCAATTGTTGTGCTTTCTGCATTTCCGCGTCCGGGTCTGCCAGTTCGGGATATACAGTTCCCAAGTAAGGCAAACTCATTTCATATACCTTTTGTGGATCACTAAATAATCCGCAAGTAATCAGTGCAATCAGCGGATGAATTTTATTCTTAAACAGATAGTCAAGAGCCTGTGCTTTGACAAGCATGTTATCTGTCGGGTTTCTGGTTATCTTTACATCAAAATCTCTTGTTGAGATTGAAATATCCTTTGTGGTCTGTCGGATGATATTCAGAATGATTCTGGCACTTGCTTTCTCAGCCTCCCGGATAAATGGTTCATCCAGTTTTGCTCTGCGTTCTGCAAAATCCCATCCATTTCTGAGATATACAGCTTGACCGGTATCGCCAGACGATTGTTGCTGCCTATCCGGCATTCCCTCAACAATAAGCATGTTGCTGTAGATATCGTCTTTTGCGACTTGACTTTCTGTTTGATTCAGTTCAGCGGTCATCAGGTCAACATCTGACTGGCAACCATTTCCAGTATCCTTTACAGAGATCGCACCAAGCTTAATCATTTTCAGAAATTCGCTTTCATCAATCTCACAGTTCTTAAACTTCATAAGAGCTTGCACGAACTGTTCTACGCCATCCATTCTGTTCGACTGCATGTTGTTCATAGTGTCAAACATGGTTATCGCAATTTCGATATCAGAAAGACGATCGTGGTTATTCGGGTACTCAACTACCGGGATGCCACCAAAACCATTGATGCCGGTTTTTGTAATCTGTCCATTCTGAATCTCAAAATATTGTTTTGCTGAAAAACATAAATAATACTGCTGTTCATTCTCATCTTTAAGGATTTGAACCGAGAGCATCGCTTTTCCGGTCTTCCGGGAATAAACAATGTAACAATCCCCCGGATATGGTATAAAAATCCGGAACGGTGGTAACTCACTGTCCTTTGTCCAGTCATCTTCTTTCAAAATTGCTTTGTATGCGGTTCCTACAGCACTTTGATAAGTACCTAGTTCAATGTTTCTAGCTTCTGCATTTGCTTCGTCCAGATAGTCGTTGAACAGATCTACCTGCTCATTTGCTTTTTCTGTAGCTTTTTTCTTCTTGCACACATACTGGATAGGTTCGCCATATGTCTGTGATGCTTTGAAGCGGACAACTTCCAGTGCATGGTTCTCGCATACACGGTTGTTAATTTCCGGTCGCACCACTTTTTCTCTATAAAGAATCGGCTGGTCTCCCTTGTAGTACCGGTACAGATAGTCAATTAATACTCTGTTCCGGTTATGGGTGCCGATTGTATCAGAAACAACTTTTCTGACGTTTGCTGTTGTGATCTGATTTACACCGGTATAGGCAATTTTGCGACCAAACTCGCCCCGGCATAAGTCAATGAAATTCATTTTATTTCTGCCCACTGCCTACACCTCCCATTTTTGGGCATTAAAAAAGCACCGGATTACTCTCCGATGCTCGTTTTACAGGTTACATTATATTATACATAGAACATATGATTCCATATTAAAACATATTAACTTTCAAAATGCTTTTGTTTCCGCAAAGCTTCAATGGCTTTTCCATGGCAGGAACGGATATGCTGTACGGAATATCCCATCTCGTCTGCAACCGTAACCAGATTTTTAAATTCTATGTATCGCTTATGGAGCAAGGACGAGTACATGGAGTTTTCCATGTCATTAATATCTCCGGAAACTTTCATTTGCAATTCTGCCAGTTCCTTGACATCAGATGCTATTTCCTGCTGCAATTCAACAATTCTGGTTACAGCATCACCAACACGGTCTTTTCCACCGGAAGTCTGCACTTTATCTCCATTTGAAAAAGAAGATATACTGGTTGCCAAAAGCCTTAAGCGGTATTCTTCCTGTATTTTGTTCTGTATTTTTCTATCAGAATCTTGCACTTGCTCAAGATATTGTCGTGTGTTCATCTCATTCTCCCTCCCCATAATGGATTGCGCATAGCCGTCACTGTACCTACATTTCCTTTTTCTATAAACATCTGAAGCTGAGTAAGACCGTCCGGTGCGTCATCATGCACATTTTTTCCCAGCTGGACAAAGAAAGTAAGTTCGTCCATAGCTGCTTGATACTCTTTGCTCCGATGTTCTTCGTCCAAAAATATAAAGCTTCTTTTTATATCATCTGAATATGCGATGATCTTAGACATTTTCTCCATGTTCCCCGGTGCACGGCTGGATGTACAGCTGCATTTATACTTCTGTTCTTTAAGTTTTTCATCCACGTACATCTTGTACATATCACCACCGTTGTTTGCCTCGAAGTTAATCTGTCGTATCTCGTTTCCAATGATTTTTCCAACAACAAGTGGAAGGGTAACTTCTTTCGTTCCTTTGTTAAATATCCAGTCAAAAATATAGATATCTCCATTTTCGTATTCTCGCCCAATAGGCATTGAAAGACTATCTCCACCGCCCCATGCAACATCACAGGCAGTAACAACACGGCTGTCACCTTCCGGAAGTATTCCATTGTAGTACCGAAGTCCATCTTCCGGAAAAAGGATTCCTTCACGGATAAATGGATTTTGCTGATATTTGGCTTGCCATTCGTTAGCATCCAGCCTTGATTTCATATCCACGTAATATTTTGTGGAAAATCCTACGCCGTAGTCATAATCAAAGTTGGATTCACCATTTTCATTCAATGCCGGAATCTTCCTAAAGCGGTACCGTGGATTATTTTTCTTTTCAGTCTCCACTCTTCCAAGAGGATCCATGACATTCCATCGTGTTCCGACCATTAATTCTCGTGCACCGTCATTTTTACGGTCAACCAGAACGTTCAGATAATCCTGATACCGGTTTTCCAGACGTGTTGGACTTAATGATTCAGTTCTGTCACGAACAAGGTCATCCACATATAAGTAACCGTCTGAAGATATATCTACGGAACCTGTCCATGTTCCATCAATACCACGACAGGTCAGCGTCGAAAATCGGTCCGGTGCGCCAAGGTTGATTTCTTTCTTTTCTGCCGATTTCTTTTCAAGGGTTGCAGACGGAAAGATTTCGTTGAAAGTATATTCTGGTGTCGAAATAAGGTTCTGTATTTCTCCGTAAAATCCGTCGGCAAGGATTCCACTGTGACCGCTCATAGCGTTATGGCTGTTCGGGCGTTTACCCATTATCCAGGACAGGAAAAATATACAGGTGGTTGACTTTGCGGTTCGGGGTGGCATAGACACGCCAAGGAACTCAAGCTTTCCGTCCTCTAAGTCCTGTAAATCCTGTACAAGAATATTCAGTGTCTTTTTTCTCGGCTCATAGAATTTTCTTCGTGGTTGTCTGTTCTTTTCCATATAGTACAGATAACTCTCGAATAGCCATGGAGCTTCCAACAGCAAATACTGCCAGTAGATATCATCAAAATTACCGCTTCCCGTCAGTGCAGCTTGTCTTGCGGCTACGTTATGAGCATACTTACTTACTTTTATTGCCATTTGCTGTGCTTCCGGATTCTCCGTAAACGGTAAATCAATGTTCATGTTTAATAACAGATCAAGGCAGTCTTTCTGATTCTGGTAAACAGACATATCTCCACTGATGATTTGATTTAAGACTGCCCGATACCATTCAAATGAGCCTTCTGTAAATTTTTGCATAAAAATAGAGCCAGACCTCCTTTCTTCTTAGGATTTAGTCTGGCTCTCATGTGGCTCTTTGACTGGTTTATTTACTTTTTACTGGCCATTCAAAGCCAAAATCTGAACGCTTGATTTTACATTATGGTCTTTGAATTCTCGCTCAAATAATGTTGGTATCTTTTTCATTCGATATATCCTCCTACAAATAAGTCGCAAATTTCATCAAGTTGCATTTCTTTTATTTCGAATTCAACTTCTTCCCTGCTGTCAATATTACGATAGCCCGATTTTTTCTTCATTTCTTGTTGATAAAATTCATCTTCTTTCTGCTTTTTGATTTTCTTCGCTCTTTCCTTTGAAGTAAATACCCCAAATAGATGGAATTCTGAACCATATTGTTCAAAATAGGTATCTCCGTAAACCAGATATACTTTCATACATTCACCTCAATCCGGAATCCCTAATTGTTTGTAAGTAAATACCGCTGTATACTTCTTCCCGCACTTGCAGCAAGTTTCCGTAATAGTGCAAGTCTTTTCTTTATCGTCGCACTCTGAAATAGCTGAATCCCGGAATCTACATCCGCCTGTCAGAATACATTTAATCCGTTTTATGTTCATCTGGTTCCTCCAAATAATTGATAATTTCATGTGCGATATGTGCCAATTCCATTCTGGTATGTCGCTCAAAAAATTCATCAAAGTCAATTTTGAATACTGAATCAAATTTCTGTGATTCATTGATTCTTTTTATAGTTTTATCAAGTTTTGTTTCTGGATAAGGTGGGTTTATATAACAAGTCAAAGGATTATTTTCATTATGTACCTCCGAATCGCATATAACCGGATACCATTCAACAGCAGTTCTTTCTCCTGCGCCTTTTTGAATTAGAATATTTGAAAGTCCTCCAATATAACATTTTATGACCATATCATCATTTTTTATTTTTACTGAATATTCCTTTTGGAATTCAAATGCAGTGTACTCAGTATAAAATTTTAAAACGGTCTTTGTAATTGGCGGATAAGATGTAAGAAGAATTTCCTCGATATCAATCTGCGCATATGTTTCTATTCCAAGTTCGATGATCTCAATCGGAATCCTTTTAACCACAATTCTCATACATTAACCTCAAACTCTTTCTTGCAGTTGCTGCCCTTGCATTTCAATTTAAGATGCCGAATTTTTGTCTCTGGGCTAATCAGAAGTGCTTTCTTCTGGCAAAACGGGCAGCACGCCCATACGCTTCCTTTTATGTTTTTTATTAACGCCTGCCCGTCCCATGACTCTGGTGGATTCATGATCTGTGAGAAGTCTATTCCTTCGAATTCGAACGCTGATTTAATGCTCATCTGATTTTCTCACTCCTTTTCGTCCTGCAATCTTGCGCTTTTTGGGGAATCCGTGCATTTTGCGGAAATTATTTTGCTTAATTCGATTTGTGAAAAGCAACGAGTAAAGTAATTCTTTTGACAAAACAAATTCCGTTCTAAACCCTAACTCTTTTCCGACAGATTGCAGCGAATAATTAATCAAATCTCCCGGAAGCTCCGGTATTCCTGATGTATCTATCTCTTTTTCTCCTATAAAGATCCGCTTCAATTCATCTTTCTCGCCCATATTAGCTTACCCCATGAATCTTTCTCAGATTTGCATATCGGTCAACCATTACATCCAATGCGGTCTGAAGCTGGTTGATTGTAATACAATCGGACTGGTGCTGTTGTTCATACCATTCGGCAGACGGATGACCGGCATCTATATTTTCGATTCCATCAATCGGAATCTTACAGTTATCATTTTTGAGAAGCTTTTTGTTAAGCTCTATTAAATCCAGAATTACATGCTGTTTCTTCTCTCGTTCATCAGCCAATCGAACAACTTCTTCTTTCAGCTGATCCACGGTCCAGTTCTTCAAATCTTCAATTCTCATGACATTCTCCCTATTAAATCTTGGTAAATATTTCCATGTCGTAGTTATCTCGAATATAATCCACGCATTCAGACAGCTTTTCTCTAACAAATTGATCGTTTGCAATATCTGGATGTATGTTCAATATGCAGCTATCCTTTTTGCCGTCTTTCTGGAATTTCTTCCAGTCAAATGTCATTACGAACAACGGAATTGCTTTGAGATTTTTGGTCTTGTATCTTATGTATAGATTAAAAAATTTATTAAACATGGAAATCTCCCCCTTCAATTATGCTGTCTTTTCAAATAGATCAAGAATAAACTCCCGCCCCATCTGTGTAATCCGTCTATGGTAGATTACCTTTCCAGAATCCAATACTTCCTGTTTGATTTCCTCATATCCGCAGTCGCTGTAATTGGAGTACATCAACCACGTACCGTTTACCTGATACTGGATCTTTTTCTCTGCCAGAATTCGGTTTAGCTGCATCGCTGATTTCAGTCCCAGTTCTTTTGCAATCTCAGTAATGGTATATGTCTTATTTACGTGCATCAGGATAGCGTTCTTCCTCTCGGCTTCTACTCTTGCAGCACGTTCCTCTTTCAGTTTAGTCAGAAGCTCGATGCCGAAATCTGGATTGTTGAGGATATTATCAATAACATTGTCTGTAGCATATATGCCGTGCTTACGGATAGTCTTCAAAATCTCTTTGACTTCTTTCTTAAACTGTTTTGCAATCGGCTTTCTGGACTGCATCAAGACTTCATAAAGTCCGTTCTCGGTAAGGCACCATGATTCCTGTGTTCCTCCAAGGGTCGGAACATTCTTCCGAACCTTTTCATCATCGTCTACATTGGCAAGCATCTTATGCACTGATGATGTGTCATACTCAATCCACTCTGCTACATCTTTAGCCAGAAACAGTGGTTCCTCTGCTGTTCCGTAAACTCTAAACTGTTTTCCTAACACTTCCTGCTCATTTAATACCTTCAGTTCGTTCATTTCTCTCTTTCCTCCCTGTGATTCATCTGGCACTTGATCATCTTTGCTATGTTCTCACGTTCCTGTTTTATTCCATGCCCCTGACGGAACAATTCGCATTCAAGGATATTTCCGCATTTGGAGCATTCATCTTTGATTTCTTTGCCGAATACCTTCATCGTTTTTCATTACCGCAATAGATTAAAAGATAACTTGCCAACTCCCTGAGGTCGTTTTTGCTATATAAGCGGATCCCATCTTTTAATCCTCTGTCAATTAGCCAATCTGCTAATTTTAAAGGTTGTTTAGGGGGTTCTCCCTCTTTTGGGGCTGCCGCTTCAGCATTTGACTGGATAGTAAGTCCGTACCACAAATGACGGTGCCAGTATTCCAACGCTTCTGGGCTGCATCTCTCTTCTAATTCCGAAAATACCTTTTTGTAATCAGATAATTCTTTTTGTATTTTCTTTACTTCTTGTTCTGTCATTTTCAATACCCTCCCAACATTCACAGCTATCATCAAGGAATCTAAAGTCTGCACGATGTTCGCTTTCACCATTACAGCAGACGCCTTCTTCCAGTGCGTACCATTTGCATGTGAAACAATGATCTTTTTCCATAATGTTACTACCAAAAATAAAAAAGTCCGGCGGGTGGACTTGAACCACGCATCGTCACCCAACGTGAACCACCGGAACCAATCAGAAGGTAAATTTGAGCATTTTGGAAATGCTTTCCGGTAATGGCAATTTACCGGAAAAGGAATAATCAGAATCGAACTGATGTCTCCCTCGGTATCCTTTTGATGTTTGGATCATTCTGTACCCAAGAGTGTCTTAACCACTTGACCATATTCCTTAAAAATAGAACTGAAAAAGAAAGATTCGAACTTCCATATACATCCCATGTCCAAAGACACATACTCACCCATTACGATGTACTATCCTCTGCGTCTGCCTTTCTATTGTATCGGATTCATCACCGTCAATAGTTCCGCCACTTTTCAATCCAGATGTGTTATCACTCAACACGTCAAACGTCCATATAGGAGGGGATTTCCACCCTTTTACTCTCATGCCGCCGGCTAAGGTCACCTAAGTTGTGGGTTCAAACCTATGCTACCACAATAGCGTCTACGTATTCCGCCACTATATGGAATCGGAAAGGCAGGAATCGAACCTGCGACACATGACTTGTAAGTCACTGCTCTACCACTGAGCTACGTTCCATGCCGCTTACCACGGCTGATCACCTCGGTAAATGAATGAGATGATTTCCATTTGCACAACATATGATAATGTTTTTCGTACTGCCCAGCAGTCACCAGGATAAACATCAACCTTTTCCCATGGGTTTAATCCGCTTGAACCATAGACCGCCCGTGCACTGACAGCATAGAACGAACGAATTAATTGCAGGAGACGGATTTGAACCGCCGTTCTCAAGGATATGAGCCTTGTGAGATTCCACTTCTCTATCCTGCGATGTACATATCTGGAAGAACCATTTCAGCACGTTCACTTATTGCCTACTTTAAGAGAGACCACTTTACAATCCGATAGGCAGCAAACATGTCCGGAACTCGGAATTACATTCCCATGCGCCGCCCTGCGCTATTCCCACGCCAAACTTTCAGGCTCCAGACAAGCGGAAAGGATGGATTCGAACCACCAAGACCTAGTCTATGACCACGCCTTTCCCAGTTACTTGCACTTTCCGAATAACCCGGTGCAATCCGGGTTAGCAATAGGTTTATCGTGTTATGCTTTCCACTAGACTGCTTTCATCCGTGCCAGTCCCACGGAGTTGTTTCGGAGGATTATTCCTGAAATGTCTCTTGAAAACTCCCCGTCGTCAACGTGCACTCATTGGCGACATATTCAACTCAGAGACAGAACCGAACGGGAAGTTGTCTTTTCACTCCGGCTACGCCGTTACGTACCTTCTGAAAAACAACCCACATACACACATTCGGTAGTTTTTTCTATCCATAAAACGGATGGACAGCTTTGGGAGAAATGGAAACTCTGGGGTTCGAACCCAGGACCGACCGGTTATGAGCCGGTTACTCTGACCAACTGAGCTAAGCTTCCTGAGTAGTAAAAAGATACAGGGTCGCTACGATATCTGTCTTTTTACTACTGTTGCAGTTCTTGACCACCAGCTGCAACAAAGGTAAACCATAGAAGAAATTAAGCTTGCCAACTAAGGCAAAGCCACCCGGAACGTTTGACTGCTCCTTTAATCATCGCCGTTGCGATAGGTGGCAAAGGGAAAAAGAAAATCCAATCTGCATCAGAGGAAAGGTGAAATCCAATGCAGAGCGGCGCATGTGGGATTCGAACCCACGCATGCCGGAGTCAAAGTCCGGTGCGTTACCGCTTCGCCAATGCGCTATGTTGCGGCAGTCGCTCAACCCTGCCGCATGTGATATACTTCAAAAACACCATTGATATATTTATGTTTTTCCCGGAACGCCTGTATCAGTCGTAACTCATTTGGAGGAAATTTGGTTTTGGATATCTGTTTCATTATTATAAATCCGTACTGATACAGGCTATCTAGGGATTTCATGCCTCGTCCTGTCCATGATGAACCTTCCTCCAAGTCCATACGGCGAGGACTGTACCTTTGCCTTTATTATTTTAATCCGCTCTACCAATATCAGCGGAATTAAAACCATTGGAAATGCCAGTAACATTTATTTCACCTCACAGGGATGTCAAAAATAAAATCACGCTTATTCCGGTTCCAATAAGAATCATCGAACAAGCGGCAGATTCCCATTTGTCTTTGTTGTTATTTGTCACGATCTCGGAGCTTGCCGAAACGAACATCAGAACATTGATAGCAAGTGCGATTATCGTGAATATCGTCCTCATCGTTCTTCTCCAATCATGAAATCAAGAATCTTTTCTGCTGTCTCTTCTTCAGGCTCAAATGGAAGTCCACATGTAGAATAGATTTCCAGAGCCGATTTCAGGCTTGATTTGAAGCCTTGGTATATTTCTCCATGTTGAAGCAGTTCGTGTCTTAAAACCGAAATCGCATCAGTAATTGATTTAGAACTAACACTAATCTGTGCCAGACATTCCATTTCAATATCCGGTCTTCCCATCATTTCAAAGTTAAACGTCGGTACTTCATCGACCGCAACATGAAAATCAACTGATTTTAACCTCGGTACTTTATGTTCGTCAATAAAGCACTGTGTCCCTCTCCAGTCATACGGATTCGGATTTACAATCTTCACAACAGACATTTTCGTATCCCCTTTCCTGTGCGTTACAGTACACCAGAAGGTGCTCTGCGATTTCCTGAAGCTGAACCGGGTCGTATTTTGGAATCGCAACCAATTTACCTTCAAGCATCGGGGATAGTGCGAATACCGGTGCGTCCGTAACAATCGTTGCTTTTATCAACATAGCTGCTACGTCAACTGGTTCTGACGGTAACAGTTCATAGATTCCTTTTTCTTTATTCATGCCTCTTCTACCTCTCCAAAATATTCTTTGTATAGCTCATAGTCATTTCTTCCAATCAGGTCTTTAACCTTGTATTTTTGCTCCATTTGAAGATTACTGTATGTGTAAATGGTTTTTGTGGCCTGTATACGATAATCGCCGACGTCAGTGATTCCGCTTTCAGTCTCGATTTTTTCTTTAGCTGAAAACCAGTTTCCGTTCGGGGTTAAGAAGTAAGCTCTTTGCACTGCTCTTCCGAGTGCGATATATTCCAAACTAGCTTCGTCCGTAAAAACCTTTTTCGCCGATTCTGTATCGTACAGCATTCCGTCCTCCAGAACAGCTTTCTTGTGATGATACTCGTACGAGCGGTCATGAGCTAAAGGCTTTTCAAGCGGATGGCATTCAGAAGACCTTTTTTGTTTTTTAAAAAATTTTTCAATCATCATCTTTTACCTACCTTTTCCGAAAATACTGTGTCAAGGCTTCACGGGTGATCTGTGACACGCTTTTGCCGGTCCGGTTCTTTTCGGCTATAAGTCTTTGCTCCAGTTGGTATGGCAACCGGATGCGAATGGATTCACCTTGTGGCTTATTCTTTTTCATAAGCAGTATCCTTAACTTACTATTTCTACCGGATAGCCTAATTTTTCTTCAAGCTCGGCTACCGTTATTTTACGTGGCTTATTTAATTTGATTTTCACATCTTGCACCGCACCATCTTTGTTTTTAGCAATCCCGCGCCCAGTGTATATGTCAGCTTCTTCATTAGCGTATACACTGAGATGATTGTATCCATATGTACGGCACCACCTAGCAGCCAAATCAGAAATTTTCATCAATTCTTCCAACTCATTCCCGAATAAATGCGAATAGAATATAGCTCGATCATACATTTCCTGTGTTACTGCTGACAGCGCAATCACGCTTTTATACGGACTTCCGATAAAACGGAAAAATCTGCATGATTCCATTACTTTTTCGCCTTTCGGAAGCGCAAAGCCTTGAGAAATTGCCATCTTAAGAAGCTTCGCTGATTCAACATCGCTTTCTGTGATAACACACTTATTTGTAAAGTCTATCATTACTGTTCCCCTCCCAACATTTTATATAGTGTTCCTCTTGATACTCCCATGATTTCGGCAAACTGAACTTTGGTGATTTCCCCAGCCTGCCATCTTTGCTTTGTTTTCTCGAAGAGTTCTTTGTCTACCTCTTTTTTTGCTCGTCCTTTATATTTCCCTTGAGCTTTTGCAATCGCAATTCCTTCTTTCTGTCTCTGACGAATATTTTCACGTTCTCTCTGAGCTACGTATGAAAGAAGCTGTAATACGATATCAGCAATCAAGGTTCCAGTTAAATCTTTGTTTTGCGTGGTGTTAAGTAATGGCATGTCCTGGACAACGATATCTGCTTCAATCTCTTTTGTAATTTTTCTCCACTCAGCTATAATTTCTTCGTAATTCCTTCCAAGTCGATCAATGGAATGGATCACCAGTACGTCACCTTTTTGAAGGGAAGCGATCATCTTCTGATATTCAGGACGGTTGAAATCCTTGCCGGACTTCTTGTCCATATAAATTTTATCAACGCCTTCTTCTCTCAATGCCTCCATCTGTCTCGCTTCGTTCTGCTCTACTGTTGATACTCTTGCATATCCTATCTTCATATATACACGCCCCCGTTTCTTTATGGCTTAATTATACACCATAGGGTGTGTTATATCAATAGTAAAATACACGTTTGAGTGAATTTTATTTGATTTTTATAACATTTGCGTTTATTATGTAGTTAGGAGGTGTTACTATGGTATCTCAAAAAGTTAAGCAAATCATGAAACTGAAGAAAATAACAAATATTCAAGTGGCTGAGCATCTAGGTACTTCACCACAAGCACTTGCAAACAAGTTTTCCAGAGAAACGCTTTCTGCAAATGAGCTTATAGCAATTCTGGATTTTCTTGGATGCCAGATTGCCGTTGAAGCAATTCCAGATGTTATTGTGAAATTTAATAGTGCCGATCTCAAAAGGGAACCGTAATGGTTCTCTTTTTTTTATGCCCTAATCAGTCCCTGTCCCCGAAGTAACAGTCGAAATGTTTCCTTGCCTTTTACAGTGATATATGTTTGAACATTCGAATACCCATAAGGCGTTGAAAAATCTTTCATCTGGAAAAGTCCTGACTTTCGATGCTGTTCGTATGGTTTTATGATATTGTGCCGGTCTCGATAAATATACCCGTTATCTGCCAGCCATTTCGTAAGCGTCTTGGGTGGCATGTGAAATTCTTTCGCAGCGTCCCGAAATGTTGTGAGTAGTCTATTGTCTACAAGAGAATCGAAGTACTCCGCTTTGGGCTTCTGCTCCTGCACTTTCTGTTCAAGTAACTGCTTTTCCTGCTGTTCTTCAATCCATCTTTTAGCTCGCTCTATCGGATCAGCTATCTGGTAAGAATCTTGTTTCTGACCAACTTCATACTTTCCGGTTTTGCGGATAGAAGGAAGGACTTCTGCTGTTACCCAATGTTTAAATCTTTTTGCAGAATCGAGTTTGCTTGATAGTATAAGTGAAAACAAACCGCTCTCATTTATCACGATTGTTTCCTGTACTCCGCTGTTTGAAGGGAGGCTGCATTTCAGGGCGTCCTCTTTATCGACATGATTAGCAATGGCGTTTCGTTCTTTTACGTATCCTAATGCTTTTGCTACATCATTTCCGACAAACCAAGGATTTCCGTCTATCGTCACTGTTCTTACGTTCCCAAACTCTGGGTTGCTAAAAATCATCATTTCATTCATTCTTCATACCTGCCTTTCTTGGTATTGCCTTATTTTGTGTTGGCAGAGAAACCGTTAAGGCTTACGGCTTGTCGTGTTGCAATCACTATCTCTGCCATGTGAAAAGGGCCTTTTTGTTATTTCATTTACTTTGGGGGCTCACCCGGCTCCTGGCGGCTTTTCCTCCAAGGGGGTCCCCGTCTCATCCGTACGCTATCCGGTCAGCCCGCCGCCCCGTGGGACCCGCTGCACCGGATCACGCTGTTGTTGTTCGGCCTTCGGCAGTAGTCAGAGGAAGTTGACGCCGCTTTTCGTTCGTCATATTGCACAATTTTTATTATGTTGTTCAATGTTCATTTTAAGTACACCCTATTTATACATTGCAGTAAACTATATATTGTGTTTACATCTTGGTCGATACAATATATTGTGTTTTGGCTGTTTTCGTGTTCACAGCTTCGGTCGCTCCATCTCCGGAAGCTCCAGCGCGTCCTTATACCGGTCCGCGATCTGCTGCGCTGACTGCTGCGGGATGCCTTGCACATGATCCGCCTGGACCGGTGCTGTCTCTGCCATGCCATAAGCTGCTTTTGCAACGAAGATCAGGTTTGCGTTCGTTCCTGGTTGGTTGTGTAGTCTGTTAAGCGTGCAGTTTTTGCAAATATCGAACCATTTTTTCACCGTGTTGCTATGTGCTGTGGCGGTTCTATAGTCCCCGCGCATCCAATCGCTAAACGTTGAGCGGTTAATCCCTACCAGAAAGCTAAATACTTCCAAAGTTGGTAAAACATGATACTTACTACACAACCTTACAAACACGCTAAACATATGATCCAATAGCTCTATATCATCGTTACTGGGTTTCTGTATGTGATCAGCAATATAAAAAATCATATCAACAAAACTGTCAGCTACTTCTTTTCTGTAATTCTCACTATCAGGTGATACACATAACACTGTATTAATATATTCATCGGCATATATATTAATATTACTCAAGTATACTTCTGTTTCCTTCTCTGTTTTGATAGTATTATCTTTCACTGTATCACCTCACTTTACAACGTTAGTCTGTTAATTTAGTAAAATAAAAAAGGACGATAATAAACCGGTCAGCAATCGAAGAACACGCCCAGCAGCTACGATCAGCGCCGGAAGTTCCGTGAATGCTTTTTCAGTTTATCTCGTCCTTTGTTTAAAAATCGTAAATGTATTTCTTATCTGCCATTTACAATAGCACATATAAACCATTAATGCAAGCATAAATTTATTTTTATTGCTAAAGGTATAATAAAAGACCTATTGATAAAATAATCCGTTATAACTCAATATACAACGTTATAGAGATATATATATTATAATATAGTGTATCTAAGTATATATTAATAAACTCAGAATCTAGGAGGGGCTTAAAAGATGTTATTATACAGTACTGTATAGAATTAATTAATAGGGGATTATATATATAATATAATTATATGGGCGTTTTGGCACAGAAAAAGCCAGGCTTCCGGTGTCTGATCCGGTTACCTGGCTGAATGATTTTTTATTAATTTTCGATTGGCTCGCCCCTCCTGAGTTCCTCGTTAGTGACACGATAGCACATTTTATAAAAACCTGTCAAGCCAAAAGCAAAAAATATTTTTCTTGACAAAGCAAACATTTGTATGCTATGAATAATTTAACAGACTTCGGCGGCGGGTCTGCTCTCCCCTCGTTAGCCGCCACAAGAAAAAGAGTTTAAGCCCCTGGATAATATCCGGAGGCTTTTTTCTTTCCACAATGGGGCTATTAATTTCGGGTATTAGCTTAATAGCTAACAGTCTAATTTTACATTCAGGCGTTTTCCACCTGTTCCACGATGGGTCTATTAATTATTCCGTTAGTCAATAACTAACACTCTAATTTTACATTCGTCAAAAACGACGTTATAAATATAATAATATAATTATAATCAGCTGTCAATAATCACATTAAAAACACCGGGTTTCCGCAGCTGTCAATTTCGGTTGTGGCTTCTTGCCCTGCGTCAAGATACACTGTTTTTACATCTTCAAAAATTCGCCGTTCTCTGTTCACCGTATATTTTTTGTGTAGTGTGTAAATGGTGCCGGAGATTCCCGGAAGTACCGGCGCATAAGCTGGCAAACTCAGCGCCACTTTTTCCGGTGGCAAAATGTCAACAACTTCGACATTATCAATTCTCAGCAAATCCTCATGCCGTCCCAGGCTTGGAAATCGTCTCGGATACTTCAGCATTTTATAAATTATGTCAACTTCCTTTTCGTTTTTTGGCTGAATGTGCAAACGCAAATTCAAATCTGCGACAAAATCAACCAAAATCGGCGTATTAACCCAGCCTGTAAACCCCGGGCCGTTTTTCACTCGGACGGGAAAACGCTTTTTAAATTCTTCCGTTTCTGATCCGGCATAAGCTCCGCCCTTCCAGCGCATGACAAATTCCTGTTCGTTCATCGTTCCATTTCCAGCTATTGATATATTCATGTCGTGCCAGCTGCTCCACCGGCACAAAAAATGGACCATCCCGGCAACTGTAGAAAAAGGCGGCAGTGGGTACGTATATACCCTTTTCCCGGCGTGCGAAAAAGGCGTTGCGAAAACGCCCTTTTCCATGTATCCCTCTATTAACACTGTCTTCATGGCTCTTCGGCCTCGCATCTGAAACCGAAAAGAATGTCCTCGTAAAGCTGATCGGGGATTTCCTCTTTCATCAGCGGTTTTCTCTCTGCAAGCTCTTCGTCAAGGCTTGCGTCAATGTCTCTGAGTGCCTTTTCCCTACTGAAGCCCATTTTTACGACTTCGCTTAAAAGATCGATTGTTTTTTTCATGTTTTCTTTCTCCTCCTTGCTCTATTCTTCAAATCCCGGATACGGCTTGAAAGTTTCGGCCCATTGTGCCTCGTCTTCTTCAGTCCACTCCGGTTCCTCTTCCGGTTCAACCTCGTAGGAACATCCGGCAGCGTCCTCAAAGATGTTATCTTCGTATTCGGTCATCCACTGACCGTCTACAAGGCAATCATATCCGGTTGCGTGGATGAATCCAACGCCGTCCTCGAAACGATCGAACGGCATGTTTTTAAGTTGTACCCTTCTTGTAGCTTTTCCAGCCTCTGTATTTTTCATTTCACCCCTCCTGATCCGCCCCGCCCTGGGGGCTATGTGCTTGTCTTCTTTAACTGTCTTTAGTATACATCAATTTTTAATGTATGTCAATACCTTTTCTTCAAAATCTTTTGTATTTTCATCGGGCAAATACTCCAGCAAATAACCCGGCTGACATTCTAATATAGTACATAATTTATCAAGTGTTTCCTGTGTCACAAGGCGATCATTGCGGAGTTGCTGCAACTGGCTTTCCGTAAATATCTTGTTTTTCCTTATTATATAAGTAGTAACCCCTTTTTTTGTCATCATATCAATTATATTTCGTTTATATTTAATCATGTTCTTACCTCCTTATTATATGGATTATTATATCATTTTTATACACTAAAACGCAATGTACAATATGCACAAAGCATTGTTTTTATATACTTCATAATTTAGTGTATAATGTCAATAGACATACATTAAATTTTAGTGTATTATATAACCATCAAAGGAAAACAAAAAACATTCACCCCGGACGCTGATCCGGGAGAAAGAGAGGGAACAAAATGAAAGACACTATCCTTAAAGCTTTATCAAATATCAACTGCTTCTATTCAATCATCTGGATGAAAGCGACAGGCAAAGATAAATACACATTCAGAGAAGAAAGCAAAGTCCACGAAATGTTATTAGCTGCCATGTCAGTAGTCATAAGGAGGAAAACAGTATGATAATTGGAACATCAACAGTCGGGAAATGTGTTTATGATCTCCCCGAAGAGATCAAGACACTGGAAGAAATGCGGGCCTTGATTTACGGGACGTATTACAACCCGGAGACCCGGGAAGAACTGCAATGGCAGCCGAAGCTCCGGGGGCTTAACGGTCCAATGTACAATGGCTTGAAGATTTTAGAATCCGGTGAAATAGTTCCGGTTATCCGGTACGAAAAACCGAGCAAGTTTTAACCCCATCCGGTGGCGGTCAAGCCGTAGCCCCAACGCAACCGCCGGATTTCAAAAAAAAGAAGAAAAGGAGAATGAGCTATGAGTTATTACACAATGAGCAACAAGGAGTTGTCCCAGCTGATCCGTAAAACATTAAAAGAAAGCGGATTCACAAGCAAAGACTTATCTGTCAGAGTCAGGGCGGCATTATATGACACCTCTGTAAATATCACGATTAAAAATCCACTTGTGAGAATTTCAGAAGTGGAGGAAATCGTAAAAAGATTTTCTGAAGTCGATTATGACGAATACAGCGGCGAAATTCTGGCGGGATGCAATGTTTATGTGCATTGCCAATACGAATATGGAATTTTCAAAGATGCTGCCGCCGATCTTCTCCCGACCGCCGAAATGGTATTAAACAACAAAGAAAAATACAGTGGTCATGCAATCGCAGACAATAAAGAAAAAAGCGTTCACATCATCTACTATCAGGGCGTGCAATGGACGCTTGCGGAGTTTGAAAAAGATAAAAACGCCGCTTATAAATATAAACCTACATACTGGATTAATAGCGCAATGGATTTAGCTATTGCAATGTGGCGGTTCAAAAATCTTGGTACTATTTACGCATAACAGGGCCGGCAAGCGTACCGGGGAGCATTTCCCCGGCGCCCCTTTAAAAAAACAAAATAAGGAGGAAAATAAAATGATTAAAATTGACATGTGGTATGGTGATAAAAAGGAACAGGCAGCAGGACTTGATATTTGGTTTAACGATCTCGGTTGTTTTTATTCTGGAAACATTACAATTTTTGGAAAAACAGTGGGCGATTATTACGCCGACAGCGTACAAGAAATTTGCGGAGCGTTTCCACATCTGAAAAAGAAAATCAATGATTGTCTGAATCAGGCGTAATGGTTCTGGCCGGGTTCGATTCCCGGCAGTGCGAGAATGTACCGAGAGATTACAGAAGGCAGCGAAAAAGTCAAGCTGAATTAATAGAAAAAAGCGATCTAACAACGCACGTTAGACCGCTTTAGAAAATGCTTCCGAAAAAAAATCGAATAGCATCCAGCTATTAAAATATAGCATTTTTCCTTTAAATGGTCAATACTTTTTTTGGTATCTAGTAAAAACACCCAGCTCCCATGGGTACAGGGAAGAAAGAAAAGACATGAAGAAAAAAAGTAGCTATATCGCCGTACAGGTGACAGAGAACGGGAAAAACTATGCTTACGCCGTCAAGGTTTCTGAAAGTGATAACTTGCTTTCAAAGCTGGCGATAAAAGGCATCACAGCGGCAAACCTTTGTGGATCCAGGAAAGAAGCTGAAGAAGTTGTTACAACCTGGAACGAATGTTTCAAAAACAATGGTTCTTATATGTTCGGGGAGGTGTTCTGTTGATGAGCGAAAAAATAATCGAAATCAGAAAAGCCACGCAAAAACAAACCGTCGCCGCTATAAAAAGCGGCGATTTTTCGGAAGTCAAAAAGATAGAGGATGCAGCACGCCAGGAAGCGGAGAACGTTTTTCTTGCGGTCGCTTCCGGTTCCGTGCCGCTGATCTGGTACGATCTGCCGCCGGTGCGATGTCAGTCTGGGGCGGTGTCCGTCATGCGGTATGCCCTGCACCGGTCAACAAAGCAAGGCGGATTTTTGCAGCTGTCTTTCATGGAATTAAAAAACGGTCAGATCATCCCGACTTCTGACAGGCAGTACAACACCACTGACGGCGGTTTTTCGGAGTTTTTCCGGGACTTGCCCCGGTCAGTTAATGTTAATTTTTTGGAGCAGTAAAAACGCTGCTCTTTTCCTGCTACTCTTCCGGTATCCAGTCCGGCGCCAGGTTCACGACCTGGGGAGCGGATCAGGCTTGTGAAATCTATCTACAAGCCGTGTACCTTGACAACTTAACTTTTTTGTTTGTTCGGAAATACGGTTGTTAATTTGCTTTTTTCGCCGTTTTTCGTCTTTCTGGCGTTCCTTGATGTTTTTACCATTGCCAGATTTACAAGCCGTTTTTGTATACTTTCGTCAATCAATACTCACGGTTGACGGGGCGCCGGTATGGTGGTACTATGATTATATATAGCCGTTTCCGGCTCTTTTTGTCGTGCCTCTGTGCAGCTGGCACCGATCCGGGGCACAGTGCCCGACCAGTGGCAAAAGTATGTTCTGTTTTGGGCCAACTGTACAACCGCCCTATTTGGCTTTTTAACGGCCGTTTAGATTCCGGCCGAAGAAGTATAGCCTTGTCAGTTTTGCGGGCGTTGTGGGTGAAATTAGAGCGTCAGTTATTGACGCCTGGGAAATCCCCGTCACCGGTCCGCAGCCTTTTGCAGAAATGTTCATGTCAGTTGTGAAACGAACAATATTTCTGGCGGTTCTTGAATATTTGCAATATTCAGACACAGAAAAATGCCGAAAAACGGTCAAAAAAAGAACTGCTGGAAAATAACCTTTATTTCCGGATTTCAATTTTGTTTGTCTTGCATATATTAATCCATAGCATCTTCCGAGAGGCTGTAAAAAATCACGAATCAATTTAATTTATTTAATCCCTCAGATTTTCTCCTAGCCGTATTCTTCGTTTTGTATGTGGTCCGTTGTTTCCGAACTTTCACCTTCTGTTCCGTCTTATCTTTCTTCCTACGTACTTTGTTGTGCGCTGATCGCTCAGTTGAGAATCCCATATTTCCCCTCCCTGTCTTTAATCTTCTGGTTTCTGCTTTTGAAGTTGATAATTTCTATGTCTGTTTGCAGTTCCTGTGGTATCCGCCCAACGATGATCACTCTTAGTGGCTCCAATCTCCGGACCATCTCTTGAAAGCCCTTGCAAAATTCCAGTCGTGATGCTTTTGACTTCACTCGCCCATTAGTGCAGCAGGCAACCGTGCTTTTTTTTGGTATTCCGTCAAAAATCCAATCATAGCAGTATTCCGGTGGTATGTTCACGTTTGGAATCACACGGATTCCGTTTATGTACAGGTAATGTGCTATCGCATGATTGCGGTACTTCTGCCAGATGTTCATAGCAAATGGCATACCACCTTCTCCGACTGCCATGCTGAAATCCGGTGCGATCACACTGTTAAAGCATTTTAGATGCTCGATATATTTGTCTGGACAATTCCAGATTTTCTCAAATTCGTTGTCATGGATATAAAAATTGACGGTCAAGTCCCTATGGTTCTTTATCCGCCGGTCAAAGCTGTCTTTGAAGTCGACAGTATCCGTTCCAGGTCTGCCAGTATACCGTGGCATCATGGGGAACTGGTATGGTCCGTCCAATTCTGCTCCCTCGATCATATATTCTCTCATTACGTCATATGCGGTATGATTCATGGTTATCACCCCTTAAAAACACAAAAAGACATCCTGTTCCGGGAATTGGAACCGATGTCATCATTAGTATGTTCTTCCGTTCATCTTTTGTATATTATTTAGATTGCAAATGCGTAAGTGTAGTTAAATTCCTTTTCGCATCCATCCACATAGTTGATTTTCCTGTAAAATACGGCGTGTCGTTCTGAGAACTTATTTAAAAA